TCACCGGCGAGTGGCGCGCGAGGCCCCCCTCTCAGGACTTTGGGGGGTGGGGGTGTGGGGTGGGCTGTTAGGGCCAGCAGTTGATGGCGAGGTGGGTGGTGGGGGTGGGTTGGTGTTTGCCGGTGACGGCTGGGCGGGTGTGGTCGTGTCGTCCGTCGCCGCGTTCTTTGTTGCAGCGGCCGTGGAGGAGTCGGTCGGCGAGTGTTCCGCCGTGGGTGCGGGCGAGGGTGTGGTCGCCGGCGAGGCTGCCTGATGCGCGGTCGGGGCTGGTGGGGTCGTAGTCGGGGTTGCGGGTGCGGTCGAGGTACATGGGTTTGCCGCACCACCAGCAGGGTGTTCCGTCGATGTGGCGGGTTTTGAGGTGTTTGACCTGCTGTTTGTGTGCGTGTCCGAGTCCGCGTTGTTCGGGGTTGGGGCGGCGTCTGGCCATGGGGTTCTCGTGTCGTTGGGGGCCCGTCGCGGCGCGGGTGCTGCGTGTTCGGTCCGGTGCGGGGGGAGCCCGGTCACCGCACGGTTGATGCCAGCCCAGCATCGGGTGTGTGGTGTCGAAGGTGTGCGCGCACAGCCGCGCCGCGACGGGGGAATGAGAAGAGGTGCTGGCCCGTGTGGGCACAGCACCTCAATCTGAGTGTTTAGGATTCGGGATTTGTCAAGGGTTGTCAAGCATCTGAGCTTGTCGGCGTGTACTTGACGCGGCTCGCTGTCCAGGTGTAGTTGCGGAATCTGTGTTGCCCCTTGTGTTTTCGCCCCAGTTCGCAGTGCCAATGTGAGTAGCCGCCTGAGCGTGGTGGTGGGGTTTGCTGGCAGGTGAACGGGACCTTGCCGTGGACGGCTGCGTGCAGCGCCTTGTAGTAGATCCAGCGGCGCAGCCCGAACCACTGGGCACGGGCTTTGTGTTGCCAGAGAAACCACCACACGAACAGGCCCGCGTTGATGTCCTGCCACGGGAGGGGTTGCATGTGTCCGCCGTGATCGGGGTGATTGGGGTACATGCCGACCTTGGTTGTGCGGCCGTCGTCCTGGAGGTCGTAGATCCGCCACGGAATGTCGCCTCGGCTCGTGTCGACGTCACGGAATTCGGTGGTGGTGTAGCAGCCGAACCGCTGGTCGAAGTCGGCGACGAGGGATGTGGCGATTCCCTCGACGTACTGGGTGGGGATCCACCATAGGTCGCGTCCGCGTGGCGGTCCCGCGTAGCCGCAGTCGTAGCGGCCGACGAGCCACATGACCGGGCGACCCCAGGAGTACCAGCGATTCCAGTCGCCGACAGCGCGGGCGATCCTGGACCGCAGGGTGTCGTCGTGCTCGAGCTTGGTCCAACCGCGGCCACGCATCCAGCGGGACGCGGCCCGCGTCATGCTCGCGTGGTTCATCGGACCTCACTCAGGTCCGTGACGTCGGTCCCCCACTGCACCAGGCGTGCCAGCATGCCGGGATAGGCGACGGCGTGGCGAAGTGCTTCGATCTCGGTCGGGAACGGGACGGCGGACGAGTGGTCGCTGTTGTACGCCATCCACACTCCGCTCGGCGGTGCGGCCTCGGCCTCGCCGAAGAACAGTCGGAAGACGTCGCCGAGCCCGCTCTGACGCTGCCAGGTGATCGAGAGGTTCGCATGCGACTTGATCAGCCAGTCGCGCACCCACTGGGCCTGCGCGTCATCGTTGGGTCGGATGGGCGGTAGTGGTGCGGTCATGAGGTTTTCCTTTGCTGTCGTCGGTCCTGTTGTTGTCGGAGTCGGTGGAAGACGTCGCCGGCGCGGTAGAGCTTTTGGCCGTCGCGGGTGCGGCCTCGGACGGGGAGGCGTTCGCGGCGCCGGTAGGCCATGTCGTGCACGGTCTTCGGTTTGATGTCGATCTTGAAGCGGTCGCGGACGACGTCGACGAGTTCGTTGGCGGTGAAGAACCGGCCTTCCAGCTCGGTGTCGACGAGCTGGCGTTGGTAGTCGGTGTCGACGACGCGGCGGCACTTCTTGCAGGTGAGGGTGTCGCCGCCGCGGGACCACAGCGATTGGCCGCACATCTCGCAGTAGCCGTGGAAGTGGGGGCGGACGGGGGTGTCGACGGCGGCGAATGCGGTCTTGTGGGCGGCGGTGATGGTGTGGGCGATGTGGGTCGCGTTGTCGCACACGGCGAGTGACACGATGTGCCGCGCCAACCACATCGCGAGGTACGGGGAGCGGCGTTCGCCGGGCCACGTGAGGCCTCGCTCGGTGCACACCGAGAGGACGGCAGCCCGGAGCGCGCCGTGGAGTTCGCGTGCCGCTTCGGCCGCGGCGTCGTCGAACGGCATGGGGCCTTCGCTGTCGGCGCGTTTCCCGGAGACGCGCTCCGAGTTGTCGCGGAACGCGGTGTCGCGGATCAGGGTGGCGTCGAGGTCTTCGGACAGCCATGAGTGGATGTCGGTGAGTTTCTCGACGAGCTGGTCCTGGGCGTGGGGGTTGAGGCCGGCGTCGATGGGCTGGGTCATCGGTTCGTCTGCCTCTCGTTGGCGTGCTGGGTGAATGCTCGGTCTCGGTCGACGCGGAGGTTTTCGGAGTAGACGGTGATGGCGGGCCGTTCGGGTTCGGGCTCGCGCACGGGCGCGGGTGTGCAGTCGCAGGTGTCGGCGGCCGCTGGGATCTCGAGGTGACAGCGCGGGCAGACGGTCATCGCACGATCCGGAATCCGTGCTTCGCGAGCTCGGCGAGAACGGTCGCAGCGATCGTTTTCGCGTCATCCGGTGGGACGGTGATGATGTCGTACCCGTTCCCGACCTCGAACTCGTCGAGTTGCAGCGCGTCGACGATGACTTCGTGGGCGCTCGGGGCTGTCGAGCTCATGCGTTCTCCTTCGGCCAGGCCACGGATGCGAGGCCGTTGTGTTGCCAGGTCCCGACGTCGAACGGGAGTGTCCAGCCGGTGTGGAGGGCTCCCATCGATGCGAGGGTGAGGGCGTCGGCTTCGTCGTGGTTGCGGACGCGTTGCTCGAGGTGGCCGTCCCACTGGGCGCGGACGGCGGTGGTGACGCGCGCTTTGCGCTCCTTCGGGTCGAGTCCGCGCACGACTTTGCCGGTGGCCCACTTCTCGCGGGTCGCTGGGTTCACGACGGCGACGGGGATTCTCATCTGGTCGAGTTGGGACACGATGCCGAACCACAGGACCCAGCGGTCGATCAGTGAGTGCTGCATCTTCATGTGGGCTGGCATTTCCTCGATGACGACGAGTTCGGTGTCTCGGGGGATGGCCTGGACGACGAACCGCGTCTGGGTGACGATGCGGCGGGAGCGGTGGACCCACGACTTCGAGTCGGTCGATTGGTGGCCGACGGATCGCAGGGTGCGGACGTGCGCGACGTCGTCGCCTTCGTAGCGGGCGAGGATCGCGATGCCGGTGCTGGTGAGGGACGGGTCGATCCCGACGATGCTCACAGTCCACCGTCCGATGCGAGTCCGAATAGTCGACGGATGCTCGGGTCGACCGTGATGGCGAACTCGTCGGTGCGTGATCCGTCGAGGCGGAGCACTGTGTCATCCCCGCGCGGTCCAGGTTCGACGTTCGTGACGTACCCGGTGTAGACCCGGTCGCCGATCTCGTAGCCCACGATGTCGCCGCGCTGCGGCAGCGTGATGCCGACGGGCAGGTACGGGGCGCCGTCGGGGATTCGGGTGCGGCCGGCGCGCAGTGGGCGACCGTCGTCGGCGGCGAGGCGGCCCAGGAGCCGACGGCCGACGGCGCGCATCTCGCGTGGCGCGAGGAACCACAATCCGTGGTCGTCGAACCAGCGGTCGACACGGCGGGTCGAGACGACGGCCCGTGTGTGGACGTAGTCGCCGCCCGGGCCGTCGATCTCGTGCCACACGATGCGACCACCGAGATCGTGTGGCGGGCGCGCCGTGTGGACGTCGAGGGTGAGGGGACGTCGGTCGTCGTCGACGGTGTAATGGTCGTGGCTGCCGGTGGCGGGATCGGTGACCAATGGGGTCATTCCGGTGCGGCCGTCGACGAGTTTCACGATGAGTGTCGTGCGGGCGGGTGGGCCGACCATGCTGCGGACGACGCCGACTCCTTCGGTCTCGAGGGTGAACTCCTCCATGTTCTGGTGGGCGGTGATGTCGAGTCGCCACCAGCGGGCGGGTTCTGACGGCTGTACCAGCCAGGATGCGGGGTCAAACGGGTCGTCGGGAAGCTGCCACAGCCCGCGGAGTGCGCCCTCGGCGCCGCCGCCGAAGACTGCTCGCCACATCCGGCAGTTGGGGCACTGACAGCCGTCGTGGTCGGTCAGGCTTGCCGACTGGTCGCAGATCGTCGAGGGCAGGGGCCCGATGAACTCGGAGCCGGGGCAGAGGACCGTGGAGTCGTCGTCGGCGTAGCGGTAGTCGCCGAGGATGGCCGATTCGGCGTACTCGTACTCCTCGCCGAGTAGGCGGGACATCATCACCCGGTTCAGGTAGTCGCGGCGCATCTTCTCCATGCGGGTGGTGATGGCGATGCCGTGCCACGCGCGGCCGCAGTGCCCGCACCGGCGGTCGGCGGTGGCGGCGCGGCGGGCCTGCCCGGTTTCGCCGGCGGCGAGTTGTTCGTCGATGAGGGCGTCGATGTCGTCGACGATGTCGCGGCCCGTCACGAGTTCGCCTCGTCGATCGAGTCTGCGACGGCAAGCAGTGTCCGGGCTATCGATGCCTTCACGTTGGACCCTCCCGGCTCGTATCCGTTGTCGAGATTCCATGCGGCCCGCCGGTACACGGAGGCGACGGTGTCGTTCGGACCCAGGTGGTCGATCGTCGGGATTGCGATGACGGCGCTCGTCTGCGTGATCGGTTCTCCGGCGTCACGGGCGAGTTCGTCGCGAACGATCCCGACGGCCTCGTCGACACCCGACAGGGCGAGTCCCGTGATGGCGAAGGCGAGGAGCGCGCGGAGCGCATCGGTCGGGACGTCTTCGGCCGACGGGCTGCCGGCCGGTAGCCGCCCGAATCCGTCGGGGTGCCGCATCACGTGGATGCGCCACTCGATCGGCGAGTCGGCGCTGTCGCTGGTGTCGACGGCAACCACCTTGGAACGCTTCTCGGTGCTCACAGTTCCGTCACCTCCTGCATCACGTCACGGATGGCGTAGAACCGCATGTCGCACACCGGGCATACAGGCTGCGGTGCGCCCTTCTTCGTGAGGGTGCGGCGCACGTGGTTTCGGACGACCTGCACGCAGTGCTGGCACAGCAGCGTCACGTGGTGGCCGCACGTGTGGTCGTTCGGCGTCTTCGGCGGGTGCATCACCACGCGGTGGGTGGCGGGCGCGGTGCACACCACGCGGGGGCTGGCCGAGTCGCACGGGATGTGCGCGGCGAAGTCGGGCAGGTGGGGCTGGGTCACGACGAGCTTCCTTTCGAGGCTGAGGCGGCGAGCTGTTCGCGGACGAGTGCCATCCCGCGGGCGGCGCGGGCGGCGGTCTCTGGGTCGTGGTCGCACACGCGGTTCCCGCGGTAGCCGGCGTCGTCGCACAGGTCGCACGCTCGGATCTCGGCGGCGCGCAGTTCGGCCGCGGTGCGGGCGGCTTCGGACTGGGCGGCGGCGGTGCGGCGGCGTTCGCGGTCGGCCCACCGATCGTGCGCCTTGCGGAAGTTGGCGCAGGGACCGCAGGGCGCAGTGTGGTCCGGGTCGTCCGCGTGGGCTTTGCAGCGGGCTGGTGGTTCGGGGTCGCCGTTGGGGGGTCCGATCGGGTCGGGTGCGGGCTGGGTCTCGACGATGTCGGGATTGGCCTCGCGCGCACGCGAACTCCCCAACGTAACCACCTCGGGAGGTGAGATAACCCCAACCTCAACCACAACCGACCCTTCCGGTATCCCTTCGCCGATCCCTTCCGCGATGGGTTCCGTTTTCCCAGGTCGCGTGATCCCTTCCGTTAAGGGTTCCCGCATCCCTTCCGGGAAGGGATCAGAGAAGGGTTCCGGGAAGGGTTCTGTGATCCCTTCAGACAAGGCTTCGAGATGTGTTGAGGCAGCACCGAACAGCGCATCCAGCTCGGCGGCGAGCTTGTCGCTCTTCGTCTCCGGGACCGGCATCCGTGAGAGCTCGCTCAGCATCACCGCGGCGAGCTTCGGAGACTCGATGTGCGCCAGGGCCCGCAGACCCGACTTGAACGTGTTGGGCTGCTTGTACACCTGGTCGACGCGCATGAACGACCGCACCAGCACCTCGCCGGTGTTCTCGTCGGTGAAGACGTAACCGCGGTGCTCCATCCGGGTGAGGATCTTCTCGATGTCAGACTCGGTCGGCACACCGAGATCGGTCGCCATCGCCTTGCGCCAGCGCCGCATGTTGATCGGCTGGACGCCGGCGTAGTTCAATGCGGGCTGGCCGAGGAGCACCTGATAGAGCCACTTGTCGCTGTAGGGCTGCCGGGCGAAGTCCTCGTCGGTGAACATGGCGAACCACGACTTGACGTACTCACGCGCCACTCTGGGCCTCCTTGTGTAGTCGTGTCGGGCAGTCGGGATGGTGGCCCTGCGCTTCGGGATGCCACTCGCACCACAGGCATCGCCGATAGCGGATCCGCTCGGCGGTCGAGAGGACTCCCGGCATCGGCTTCATCTCGTGGGTCGCTCGATCTGTCATGACGCACTCCCGAAGTCGAGAGACGGTTGAGCCAGGCGAGTCCGGATCGACAGGTCGAGGTAGTCACGACTGAGGTCGATGCCGACGTATCGGCGGCCGTGACGTGCGGCCGCTAGTCCGGTTGTGCCGGAGCCGCTGAACGGGTCGAGGACAGTCCCGCTGGGCTTGCACCCGGACTGGATGCACCGCTCAGCCAGGGCGAGGGGCATGACGGCGAAGTGCGCACCGGGAAACGGCTGCGTGGGGATGGACCAGACATCACCGGGATTGCGGCCCCGCTCGTGGGTGGCGGTATGACGCTCACCAGTCGGGCCGCCATTCGTCTGTGGTGACGTCCCTGGGGGACGCGCTTCGGGCCGCTGCCCCCACGCCTGGGCGATGGAGTTCTCCTTGTTGACACTGCCCGATCGCGCACGGCGAGTCAGGTCTCGATCGCCGTCGTACTGCTCGCGGATTGGGTCGAGGTCGAACCAGTAGCGAGTCGACTTCGCGAACATGAACACGTGCTCGTGACGCTTCGACAACCGGTCAGTGATGCTCTCCGGCATACCGTTTGGCTTCGACCAGATCACCTCGTTCCGCAAGATCCATCCGTCGTCCTGGAGCGCGAACGCGACACGCCACGGAATGCCCATGAGGTTCTTCGCGGGTGGGGCGCCCGGCTTGATCGCACCAGTGTTGCTGCCCTGCGAGGGATAGCGGCCGTCGTGGACGGGCGTGATCATGCCGCCGTTGATCGGCCGCTGGGTACCGCGCTCCTCTTTGCGCCCCTGGTTACCCCACGATCCGGAGTAACTGTCACCCAGGTTGAGCCAGAGGGTGCCGTCGTCGGCGAGCACGCGGCGCAGCTCGGCGAAAAGCGCGCGCATCGTCTCGACGTAGTCGGCTGGCGAGGCCTCCAACCCGTACTGGCCGGGCTCGCCGTAGTCGCGCAGACCGAAGTAGGGCGGGCTCGTCACGATGCAGTTGACCGATCCTGATTCGAGCTGCCGGCCGACGGTAAGAGCGTCGCCGAGGTAGAGCGTCGCCGAATCGTCGGCGTAGTAGGCCGTCATGACGCCTCCTGGAACAGGTCGAGTTGCTGGCCATCCGCCGGCGAGCGTCGACCCTGGAGGCCGATCGCTTCGAGGGTGATGCGGTAGAGCGTGGGGATGTCGCGGGTGTTGACCGGGTAGACCCGCCAGGCGACGAGCGCACGGGCCCGTAGCTCGTCGGGGAGGCTGTCGGCCCACTTCTGGACGCGGGTGAGGGTGATGGACGTTTCGCGCTCGGGGTTCCACTGGGTGGGCCACCAGCCGGTGAGCTTGTTGCCGCGCACCGCGTAGGAGAAGCGGCCGTTTCCGCCGCCGCTCATGCTGGTGCGCACGTGGTCGGTCATGCCGGACGTCGCGACGATCGGAGCGATGACGCGGTGAGCTTCGCGGAGCAGGTCGCGTTCGTCGTCGGTCAGGACGAGGGTCATGATCGCGCGCTGTCGAGTAGGTCGCGGTTGGCTTCGCGGAACGTGTCGCCGTTCTGCTCTATCCATGCCGCGGTTGCCTGTTGGCGTCGCGGGAGAGCCAGCCCGTCCCAGCGGTTTCGCCAGGTGCCGTCCTTGAGGAGGTACGCGCTGGTTCCGTCGTAGACGCCGGGAATCTCGACGGCGATCGCGATGTCGTCGGTGGTGAAGTCACTCATTGCGGCCTCCACTTCGCGGCGGGTCGAACGACGGCCCGCCGCTGAGCTGCTCGACGCTGCAGCCCGCGGCGCGAGCCTCGCCGTAGATGAAGGTGCATCGATCGCGTAGGTATCGGATCTCATGGCCAAGCTCGGTTTGCACCCATTTCCGGGTCCGGGCGGAATCTTCTTCTGCGGCGCGGCGGAGCGCCTCGGCGACGCGTTGACGCTCCTGAGCTTGGCGGTACGACTTCTCTCGAAGGACTACAAACCCGTTGTCCTCGAGGAGCTTGCGGGCGTCGTCGATGTCGCTCATACCTGGCCGTTCAGGGTCTTCGCCATGCACTGGGGGCAGACTTCGCCGTCGTCGCCGGAGTACCAGCCGACGGGCTGGCCGGTGATGACCTGCAGGGGGTTGTAGTCGTAGGCGTCGGCGAGGGTGCGTTCGCGGCGGCACAGGCTGCAGGTCGGGACGGTCGGCTCGGTGGTGGTGTCGGTCATTGGGGCAGGTCCTTTCGGGCGCGATGTGCTGCCAGCCGTGCCACGCCGATGACGGAGAGCGCTTCGACGATCAGGAGCGCCCACGCGGCGGCGAGGAGTAGCCAGCCGCCGGTGAGGATGGCGGCGAGGGCGAGGCAGAAGAGGGCGAGGTTGGCCACGGCCAGCAGCACGAACGGCATCGGTCAGTCGTCCTTCTTCTGGTCGGAGAACGCGGGGCGGATGACCTGGCCGCCGTCGGTTTTCGTGTCGACGTCGTCGCCCTGGTTCTCGCCGTCGGCGGGTTCGGCGTTGATGTAGTCGCGGAGCCAGCCGGTGACGACGTCGTCGAGGACTTCGCCGCGTTCGAATGCGGCGTCTTTCGCCGTCTCCCAGAGCCGTTGGTCGGAGACGAAGTCGAACAGACCCTTCGGTCCTTCGTCGACTATCGGGACCTTGCCGCGCTCGTACACCGAGTCGGCGTCGATGTAGTGGACGACCTTGTCCTCGCCGTCCTTCATCGTCTTGTCGTGGATCTCGTGGCACGTGCCCTTGACGATGAGGGTGACGGCTTCGCCCTTGGCGGGTGGGTTGTCGAGTTTCAGCCCGTTGACGCGGATCTTGATGTACTGCCCGTCACTGTCCGGGTCGAGACCTGCGGTGGTGGAGGGCAGTTCGGGTGGCGGTTCAGTAGCGAGGGCCATGCGTGTTTCCTTCCGGGTGGTGGTGGATGGTGTAGTTCGAGTTCGGCAGAGACACGTTGCTGAGGGCATCGACGAGCGCGAGGATCGCGTAGGTCTGCGCGACGACGAGGTGGTAGCCCGCTGCGGCGCCGGCGCCCGCGGCTTTCGCGTCGGCGAGTGCCGTCTGTGCGTCGGCGACGTGCTGCTGGGCGCTCACGAGATGAGTCCGCGGTCGTCGATGGTGCCGTCGGCCTTGTGGACGACCAGGCGGACAGATGTGTCGGCGATGGTGGCGAGGAGCCGTCGGCCGGCGGTGGTGGCGTCGTCGCGACGTTTGTAGCCGTCCGGGCCGGACCGGGCCTGCACGAGCTGCCCGTTGGGTGACATCAGTTTCCAGTGCCACTTCCCGGACTTCGTCGAGTAGATGACGAGGTCGCGGTCGGGGCGCGCCTTCTTCTTCGGCTCCTGGGCGGTAGCGGCGAACTGCGCGGCGTTGGGTGAGAGTTCGGTGGTGGTCATTGGGCAGGTCCTTCCGTGTCGTGCTCGGTGATGAGGCGCTCAACGGTGTCGATGAGCACCTGGTCTCCGTTGCCGGAGTTCTCTCCCTCGGCAACGAGCTGCTCGAGGGTGGTGATGACGTGATCGGCCTGGTCGGCGGTGAGCGCCGTGGAGGGGTCACGGTCGGGCAGGAGCGCGGCGACGACGATCCCGCGGCCGGTGCCGTCGTCGGCGGTGAGTCCTGCGCGGGTGAACAGTTCGTTGACGCGCTGGCCCTGCTCGGCGGTCGGAGAGCTGGACGACGTCGACGCGGGTTCGGTGTCCGCGTCGACGACCTGCGAGGGTTCCGGTTCCGAACTCGGTTCGGAGGGCTGCTCGTCGGTGACGCCGAGAGCGGCCGCGAGTCCGGCGGCGCCGCGGCCGCCTTCCTTCTTCGGCGGCTCGTCGACGACCTCGGAGTCGATCACCGTGTGGTGGGCTGCGTCCTCGAACACGACGCCGGAGAACGTGTCTGGGAATGCGTGGCGCCAGGCCGCGGCCTCGGCGCACTTGGCGAGCTGGTTGGCCGGCATCTTCTTCCACATCGAGTTCGGCTGACCGTTGCTGTTGGTCTGGACGTACTCGGAGTAGTTCGCGATCCCGACGTGCCGCTCACCGTCGCGGATGATGACGAACTTCGCGGCCTGCGGGGGGTTCTTCGTGTCGAGCCACACGTCGACCCAGTCGGTGCCGTTGTGCCAGTACGGGCCGTCCTGGTCGAGCTTGATGCCGAGGGCGTTGACGACGCGGCGGCCGCCGAGCCGGTATCCGTCGATGCCGACCTGGATGGTCCACTTCGTTTCCCACCGTTCGGGTTCCCCGCGGTAGCCGCCGGTCTTCGTCTTGCGGCCGATCATGTAGATCTGCTTCTTGAACGGGTCGAGGCCGGTGCTCTTGGCCTGGTGGAAGAACACCTGCAGGTCCCCGGGCGAGGCGTCCTGCACGCCGAGCTGGGCGAGGGCGGCGACCTGCGCTTCGGTGAACTCGGACTGGCCAGGGGCGATGGCGAGTTCGGAGGTGGGCTGTGTGGCGATCGCGCCCTGCTTGGTGGCGATCTCGGTGCTGCTCATGCTGCGGTGCTCTCCTTCGTGGTGATGCTGTCGGGGTCGGTCTTGGTGATCGGGTAGAGCGAGACGGAGCCACGCTGTCCGGGCTGGCGGCGGGCGATCTTCTGCTCGGGGCGGCCGGCGACGGCGTGCTGCGCGTTCCCCATGGCGTCGAGGACTCGTGTCTTGAGTCCGCGGTGCCGCTTGGTGATCGACTTGAGGTCGGCGTCGGCGGTGAGGAAGTCACGCGCGAGGACCGGATCGAGCACGGCGGTCGACCCGTCAATGTCGGGGTGCATCGCCTTGACCGTCTCGTACGTCGACACCGAGTCGTCCAAGTCCGGGGGCGGGGTCTGCGCGACGATCGACGGCCACATCGCCCCGATGCGCGCGAACATCGCCGCAGCCAACCGAGGCTCGTAGTCGACGTGGTAGATCTTCGGCATGCCGAACTGGAACCACACGACGATGTCGGCCGGTTCGGACGTCCACCCGGTGATGTGCTGCTGCGCGATCACCTGCGCGGCGTAGTCGGCCGGTACCTCTCCGGAGCCGTCGTCGCCCCACTCTTCCTTGTCGCGTGCGGTTTTCACCTCGACGACCTTGCGGGTGCGGCCCCGCGAGGCGCGGAGGTCGAGGGTCGCGAGGTTCGGGAACGTCAGGGCGTCGTTGGTGTAGGCGACTTCGCCGCGGGACAGCCGCCACCCGGGGTTCTTGTACAGCCAGTACTCGCGGGCGGCGAGCTCGCACGCGTGGCCGTAGTCGAAGTCGTCCTGGCGGGCCTCGGCGATCGGTTCGGGTGCGACGAGGCCCGCCATCTCGTGCCACACCGTGTACTGCGAACGGAACCTAGACACACCGAGCAGCGCGGGGATCTTCGACGGCGACACAACCTTCCGCCACTCGTCGCTGCCCGGGGCGGGCGGGTTCTTCACCTCGAGGACGGTCACCGGGGCACCTCCCCCGCGGCGCGGATCGCGGCGAGGCGTGTCGCGCCGGACTGTTCGGCTTCAACGACGCGGTCGAGCCAGTCAGCGCGGGCGACGTCAGCAGGGGTGGCCCACCGGTGGTTGAGCGACCGGAGCAGTGTCGTCGCGGGAGCGACGTTCCACGACAGACCGCGTTCGAGGGCCGCGCCGAGCTCCAGGACGTCGGCGATCATGGTGTTCGGCTGGCCGTTGAGGATGTGGGGTGCCTTGTTCCCGTACGCCGGTGACACGACCGGGGCGGCGTCGGGGTCGTGTTGGGCGAGGGTGACGACGCGTTCGACGACGTCAGCGAGGGTGCGGGGTTCGGTCATCACTCGGCCCTCCCACGGGCCTCGACCTGGCCAAGGGTGTAGGCGTCGATGTACTTGCGGGACTTCCCGCGGGGCGGGAGGTGGTCGAGAGCGTCCTCGAATCCGTCGACGTCGCCGTCGCGCACCTGGTCGACGAACTCGGCGACGTCGGTGAACGGAACGATGACTTCGGCGGTGTCGGCGAGCGCACCGAGGCTGGCGGTCAGGCGGATCCGGGCGCCGCGGCCGTCCTCAAGATCGATCGGGGCGATGAAGGCCGGCCGGACCGACGCGACGTTGGTCCACTCGTCGATCCCGAAGCTCCCCAGCTCGAGATCTGCGGTGGTGTCGACGCGGACACTCATCGCCGTGCCCGAATCCGGTTGATGCGGCGCGACTTCCGTCCCGCCTTGTTCCGGGCGCGGCGGCGGTCGGTGCGGGCGATCCGCGGGTCCGGGACCACTTCGATGGTGCCGTCGCGGTGGGTGATCACGCGGTCGTCGGCGTACCCCTGGTAGACGCCCTGCACCATGAAGTAGCCCCGGCCCGGGAAGTAGGCGGGTTTCGTCATGCCGTGGAGGATCGCTTCCTCGTACGGGGTGAGGTCGCGGAAGTTGTCGCGCTCGGCGAACTGGCTGCGCTCGGTGGTGGGCTGGTCTGCGGCGGTGGTGTTCACTGGTCGTCGCCTTTCGGGTAGTCGATGGAGATGACGTTCGTTTCGGGGATCTCGGTGCGGGTTCCGCCGTCCTTGTGGACGACGACCCAGCGGCCGTCTCGGAGGACGTCGCCGGCGACCTGCACGGCTCTCGCCTCCTGGGTGCGGTTGTCGATGTCCTCGTAGCGGACTCGGCCGAAGCTCATCGGCGGCCACCCTTCTTCTGGCGGGCGCCGCGCGCGCGGGCGCGGCGCCGGAACGAATCGGCTTCCGGGCACGACGCCCAGTGGGGGGAGAACACCGGGACGCCGGCGGCGCGCATTCCGGCGGCCTGCCCGGGTCGGACGACGGTCGCGCGTGGCGCCTTCTCGCCGTCCTGCAGCGGCGCGACCGCGAGATTCCCGTCGGGGCGCGGCTTGTGGTCGACCGGGATCGACCGGCCGTCGCGGGTCACGGCGAAGAAGATGAGCGCCGAGCAGCCGCGGCACCGCTTCAACTGGTTGTGACCAGGCACGAACACCGTCGAGTTGATCGAGTTCATGACGCGTCCGCCCACAGCCGGCGCTCGCGGCGCCACTCGTCGATCTGCTTGCGAGTCCACCCGCGGCCCGGGAAGCGTTGAGCGACCGTGCATTCGTGGCAGCCGATCGTGCGGGCAATCTCCTTGTAGGGGGCGCCCTCGTCGATGAGTCGGCGGGCGGTCGCGAGCTGTTCTTCGGTGAGCCGTGGATGCGTCGGCTTGGACACGCCCGCGAGGGCGCGGTGCCGCACGACGGTCCGGGCGGTGACGTTCAGGCGGATCGCGATCTCCGGGGCCGACAGGCCGGCGCGGGTGAGCTCGGCGATGGCCTCGCGGCGGCGTGCGACTTCCTCGCGGTGGATGGGAACGTTGGTCGTCATCCCGTCACCGACTCGGGTTCGAGGTCGTGGCGGCCGACGAGGTACACGAACTCGACCGCGTCGTCGCACCCGAACTCGAGGTGCAGCGTCGGGATGCCGTCCTGGCACGCACGGTGATACGCGGCGTAGTCGACGACCGTCCACGACCACCCGTCAGGACACGGAAGTGCTTCGGCGGTCTCGAGGAACTGGGTGCGGATCCGCTCGCCGACAGTAGGGGCGGTCACCGGTCCCAGTCCTCTCGGTTCAACCGGTCCCGGGCACGGTCGAGGATCTCGTGGACGTCGCCGCGTTCGGTGATGCGTTCGCCGGTGCGCTGGTCGGTGATCGCGACCCGCAGCGCAGGCTTACCGACGAGCGACGTCTGGACGATGGCGACGTCGACACCCTTACGGGCAGAGGCGATGGCGAGGTGCTCGAACGCGCGGCCCAGCTTGAGCCGGCGGTTCGCGATATCTGCTGCGGTCGGGGTGTCGGCGATGTTCGACGGGATGTTGGCGCTGTCGTAGCGCGACGCGGAGGTCACTGGACTACTCCCGCCTGTGCGGCGGTGATGTAGTCCAGTGCGTTCTGCAGCGCGGCGACTGCGTCGTCGTCGTGGTAGCGCATGACGGTGAGCGTCGCTCCGGGGTCGCGGCGGTCGGGCCCGCGGACGGTGAGCATGTACTCGTCTTCGTATTCGCCTTGCCGGTACTCGGGGTAGCGGTCGGCCGGGAGCCCCATGACGGTGGCCCAGGCGAACGCGCCGTCCTCCTCGTCGGGGTGCGGCTGGACCGACACGTTGATGCTCGCCTCGGGATGGAGGTCGCGGATGCTGCGGATCAGTTCGACCGCGCCGGCGCTCACTGGTCGACCTCGACGATCTCGCCCTTGCGAACGGTCAGGGCGTCGATGTCGCGGCCGAACGCTCCGCGGGCGAGGTCGATCAGGACGATCGCGCCGGCGCCGACGAAGAATGCGGTGATGGTGCAGAAACCGAGGTTTCGGAGCACGAATTCGAGAAACATGGGCTGGATTCCCTTCTGAGGGTGGATAATCCGCCGCCCGGCCTTCCCCGTCGAACACGGCCGGGCGACGGGGGTCTACGGGGTGAGTACCGGCTGGGCGCCGTGCTCAGTGAGAAGACGTTGCAGACCCTTGGTGGTGACTCGGACCTGCGGCGGATCGAGGACCAGCACGCCGGTCTTCGGGTGGTAGTGCGACTGGGGGAGCGGGGCGACGTACCCGGTCTGGATCGCGTGGGCGTAGCAGCGCCACTTGCCGTCGCCCTTCGCGCGGTGGATCCACCCCTTGTGCTCGAGGACGGCGAACAGCCGGGCCTGACCGGTCTTGATGCCGGATCGGGTGAGGACGTCGGCGGCGTCCTTCACCGAGTAGTCGCCGGTCGCGTCCAGGAGCCGGTCGGCGACCTCTGCCTTCGGTTCGAGTTCGGCGATCCGCTCGTCACGCTCGGCGAGCATCTGTCCGGCTTCGGTGAGCGCGATCGCGAACCGCTCTTCCCGCGTCTGGGGGAGCGCCGCATTGAACGAGCCGGTGCGACGGATCTCGGGGAGCACCGAACCGGTGATCCACCGGCGGAACGCGGCGGCCTCCGGCTTGTCTGATCGGATGACGACCTCGTACATGCCGGGTTCGGACACGATGGTCATCTGCTGGGCGCCACCGGCGGTGGGAAGGGTGTGCGTCTGACGCACACCCTCGTCGAGCCGCGAGGCGACCCGTCCTACGGCAGCCAGATCGAGGACCCGGCAGAGGTCGGCGAGCACGAACCATGGCTCGCCGTCGACGACGACGGTGCGGACGGTGTGGCCCTCGTAGTTGAAGGGCATCAGGTCGGCGTTCACGCGATGGCCTTTCGATCGATGCGGCGGAAGACAGAGGAGATGCGGGAGCGCTGGGCGGCGGTCGGTTCCGGCCACTTGTGCTCCTCGGCGCGGAGCGCGGCCTCGATGTCGTCCGGGGCGTTGCCCGGGGCGAGGGGCCAGCGAGTCGGGTCCAGGCCGACACCCGGGGTGCTCATACCGCTTCACCTCCGAGTGCGATCTGGGGTGTGTTGCGGGGCACGTAGTTCGTCGTGATGTCGCCGGGTTGGAGGCCGTAGACCATCTCGAGTGCGGCGATGAGTTCGAGCGAGGCGCCCCGGTGACCGTTCTCGATGGCGCTCAGGGCGCCCTTGGTGGGGCGGTCTCCAGTGATGTCTTCGATCTGGTCGCAGACGTCGTCGAGCTTCAGGCCGGAAACGCGTCGCAGGACTCCTAGCGAGATGTGCGGCGGAACCTTCGGATTTCGCTGCCTGGTGTAGCGACGAGTTTGGGTTTCCTTCGGCATGGGTCCGAAGCTACACCAGAAACAAAGACTGGCAAACCGAAACTCCCAAACTTTTCCGAAACTGGCAAACATGCGTTACCTGGGCCGATGACGTTCCAATGGGCTTAGCGGGAGGAAATTACCCCCGTGTCGTTTGCCACGGGTGCCGAAAGTTTGCCGAAAGTTTCTGCCACACTTTGAACCATGGCACCCAAGAACAATCAGCACTTCGCGACGATCGTTCGCGAGACAATGACCAAACACGGCTGGACGCAGAACGACGTGGCGAACAACGGTGGACCCAGCGACACCACGCTGCGCAAGATCCTCGACAACGAACCGGTCGGAGTCTCGACCGCGACCCTCAAGAAGCTCGACATCGCCTTCGGATGGGACGCCGGCAGCGCAGCGATCACGCTCGCCGGAGGCGACCCAACTACCACCACCGAGATCCGGGGCAAGTCGGGCCAGCGGATACGAACGATCCACGGGATGGACGACGCGGGACAGGAATCACTCGAACTCATCCGTCTCGCCCAGATCGTGCACGACGCACGAGACGTTGCGCATTCACAATCAGCGCCCATCATGACGGCGCTGGCCGCCCTGCTGGAGGAGGCGGCTGAGCTCGTCACCCGAATCGTGGCTCGCGTAGAGGGCGACGGACGGGACGACGCGGAGTGGTTCATCGATCAGGCGCGGACCGCGAACAACATCCGTCGCCAGGGCGACATCTACGTCATCGACAACGAAGCCGCGGACACTGAGCAGTTGAGCCAGCGGGACGTCGATCTCGTCGGCGGATGGCGGCGAGGGGGTGGTGAATCGGAGACCCGGCGTCGCCGCCGTGAGCAGGACGAAGCCGCCGAGAACGGCGATCTCTGACTGAGTTACATCAGCGTAATTCGAGGTCAGCGACACTTTTTGTCGGTGAGTGCACCTAACGTGCCCGCTATGTACCATCCTTGGCGCGAGGCGCGTAAGCGGTCTCATCTGTGGATCGAACTGGTCGAGTTGCCCGACGATCACCGCGGTTGCATCCGCGGCAATCGCGTGATTATCAGCGTCGACGATCCGCAGTCGACTCGGCGGTGCACGCTGACGCATGAGCTGGTCCACGATGAGCGTCGGATCTTTCCTGCAGACCGCGTGTTGCGGGCGCGGGAGGAGTTGCGGGTGGAGCGGATCGCGGCGCGCCGACTCATCGCCCTTGAGCGGCTTGTCGACGCGCTGGTGTGGACGCGGCGCACCGAGGAGGTCGCCGAGGAGCTATGGGTGGACGTCCCGATGCTCGTCACGCTGGTGCAGTCGCTCACCGACGAGGAGCGGGCCTGGATCGACGAGCAGCTCCACGAGCGGGGTGTCGCGTGACCGACGACGACCGGGCGTTGCTCGACTTCGCCGCCCACCGCTGGAACTACGCCGGCAACCAGGCTGAGGCGGTCCGCACCGAGTTCGGCATGACGGTCACCCGGTTCTGGCAGCGCGTCAACAACCTGCTGGACGACCCCGACGCGCTCGCGCACGCACCAGTGGTGGTGAATCGGTTGCGGCGTCTGCGGTCTCGGCGCCGCTGAGTTACAGCCAGGTGAGGCCGATACCTTCACCGATGGGGACGTTTCGGCGGCCCTTCCCGACTCGGTGAATCTGGACGTCGACGAGCGCCCGCACGAGGTCGCGGCGATCCCGCACCGTCAGCGCCTCCCATCGTTCCCGGGCGCCGGTGCCGGCGATCTTCGCCACGGCGGGGGAGTGGGCGAGCGCCCGCACCCGCCCCTCCGCGCGTTCGATCTGGGGGAGCAGCTTCGCTTCGATGCGGGCGAGCGCCGCCGGTGTCACCTCGCCCTCGGCCGCCGCGTCGGTGAACGAGTCGAGTCGCTGACGCAGGGCCCGCACCGCGTCGACCGCCGCCGCGTATTCCGCGTTGTCGGAGTCGATCTGGCCGACGAGGTCCTGCCCTTCGATGCGTCGCATCACCGCCTCGGTCACGTAGTCGTCGACCGTCGTCACCATGCGGGCCGCGCAGAACCCGGAGCGGCACGTGTACGTCTGGATGCCGCGGCTCTTGATCCGCTTCACCGTCGCGCCGCACACGCCGCACCGGGCGATCCCCGCCAGCAACCACTGGGGCTCGGACCCGCGGTGTGTGAGGCGATGTGGATCGGCGAACAGTGCCTTCAGTCGCTCGTGCTCCTCCCTGCTGATCAGCGGTTCCCAGGTTGCTTCACCGATGACCTCACCGTTGTGCGAGCGCAGCCCGGCATACGTGGGGGACTCGAGGATCTTGCGGAGAGTCACCGGGATCCACTTCGCCGGTGTGCCGTCCCGTCGCGGCCGCGGCGCCGGAACACCCCGGGCGTTGAAGTCTTGGCACACCGCGTACAGCGAGTCACCGTCGAGGACACGTTGGACCGCTTCTCGAAAGGTCGGCGCGGTGTCGGGGTTGGCAACTCGGTCGAGCGTCCTGCCCGTGTGCGGGTCGCGGATGATCATGTACGCGTACGGCAGTTTCCCGTGGGGTCGGCCGGCGGCCGCGTTGGCGCGCATCGACCGCAGTACGCGTTCTCGGGTCACCTCCACTTCTTTCTCCGACAGCAGCGCGTCGAGGCCGGTCGTGAAGCGGTCGTCACCGCGTGCGAGGTCGTAGGTGCGGCCGGAGTAGCTCCACAGCACGCCGCGTTCCGCGCAGAGGTCGCGGAGCTGAAGGTAGGCGCTGAGGTCGCGTTGCGCGCGGGATGCTTCCCAGGTGACGAGGACGTCGCCGGGGGAGAGGATCTCGGCGAGACGCCGGTATGCGGGACGGTCCTTGCGTGAATACCTGGAGGCGCCGCGGTCGTTGTCGACGAGCACCTCGCCGACGTCCCAGCCGTGGGCTTTCGCGGTGGCCCGGCAGTCGACTTCCTGTTCGGAGACGGACTTGCCGCGGGCGTGCGGATCGGATGAGACGCGGCAGTAGATGATCGCTCGCATGCGCCGCACAGTACAGTCCCATTCCGACAATGAGCGGTGTAACGGCGAGAATGGGAGATGTGTCGCATTAGCTTCGCCGCGGATCGCGCGCGTAGCGGTGTCCGCGAGGCGCACGTCGAATACGCTGCGGAAATATGACACGCTACCTCCCAGCCCTCTGCACGGCAGCTGCGCTCGCGCTCCTCACCACGAGCTGCAGCAGTGACGACGGCAACCCCGACCCGACGAGCTCAATCGCGACCACAGCCTCATCTTCCTCGGCGCCGACGAACTCACGCGGAGCGATCGAGGTCGCGATCGGGGAGCCCGTTACCGTCACCGACGCGAGCGGCGCGAAAGTTCTCACCGTCACGGGGACGCGGCTCGACACCGCCGGGTGCAATGGGGCGCTGAACCCGGAGGTGGTGCAAGCGAAGCTCGTGGCGACGATCGAAACCGGAGCCATGGAGACGCCGCAGTGGTTGTGGCCGTCAGACATCTACTACGTCAACGACAAGAACAAGGTCGCGCAGAACCTCGAGGTGTCCCAGGCGGTCGGCCAAGACTTCCCGTGCGACGGATCGGTGTCGTTCATCGACGTGCCGCCGAACTCGAGCAAGGACGGATCCCCGACGATCGTCGTGCCGATCATGACGACCGCGGTCGGCTACCACCTGAAGGTCGGCGACGTCGATCAGCGGGTCGAGTGGAAGTTGCCGGGGGACTGGCGCGCAAAGGTCGTGCCGCCGTCGACTCCGGCGCCGGCCGCCACCGAAGCCCCGGCGCCCGCCCCGGCTCCGGAGACGGGCGCTCCGGAGGGAGGCAGCGACATTCCGCCCGGGTGGGACAAGGACGGCGACGGCCTCATCGACACCGACGCACCGGTCGGTGACGTGCCGTGCGACACCGCGGAGTGCCTGATCGAGAAGAACCGTGAGGGCGCGGAGGAAGCTGAGCGCAGTGAAGGCCCGAGCCCGTGGGTGCGGGGTCAGCTATGCGACGCGGGGCAGCTCGAATACTGCTGATCAGACGACGGAACGGCCCGCCCTCCGATGTCCGGAGGGCGGGCCGTCGTGGTTGTCCAGGTTCAGAGCGGGTGTCGCATCATGGGCCTCTGCGATCGGGTTCTCATTGTTGCCTGCTGTGGCCGGGTCGCTCCCGCGTCGGCGATCAGTGTGTGTTCCTGAACCTCACCCGCTCTGAACTTGTGACATGACTGTAGCAGCCAAAGATGTTGCACCGCAACACTTTACGTGTCACGCCCGGTCAGGCCGCCGATGATCCGAGGTATCCGGCGACGATGTAGGCGGCGTGGTCGTCGAGGGCCTGACGTCCGCGGTCGTACGTCGACAGGGTCGTGGAGATGTCGGCGTGGCGAGCCGACAGCTGCACGGTGCGCGGCGCCGCGCCGGCGTCGAGCGCAGAGACGACGAAGCTGTGCCGCAGGGTGTGCGGGGAGACCGTCACGCTCGTGATTGCCGCGGCTTTCGCGAGCCGCTTCACGACCCGGTCTGCGGAGCGGCGCGTCATTCGGGAGCCGTCGCGGCGGAGGATGAGCGGGCCCTCGGTGCGTCCTGCGATCGCGGCGTCGACGGCGCGCTGCACCGCCGGCGGTTGCGGCACCAGCGCGGGCCGGCCGCCCTTGCCGACGAACCGTACGCATCGGTGGGCCTTGGCGATCTCGTGGCAGTCGGTGACGTCGAGACTGCACGCCTCGGACACGCGGAGTCCGCAGTAGCCCATCAGCATCACGAGTGCGTGATCGGCGGGGCACGACGCCGCGGCGACCGCCTCGAGGCGCCGCAACTCCGGGCGGGTCAGCGCGATCCGCTGATCGGGGTTGGGCTGTGCCTTCGGCCGGCGGGCGAGGCGGCACGGGTTCTTGCGCACGAGGTCGTCGTCGAGGGCGATCTCGAAGAACTGGCTCAGGGTGCCGACGCGGTGGTTGATGGTGGCCGCGGAGTTGCCGCGCTCGTCGCGCAGCCAGCGCATCCACATCTCCACCAGCGGTCGGGAGGCGTCGCCGATCGGGTCTTTGTCATGCTGCTCGCACCACCGCAGCCACATCACGAGGTCGGCACGGTAGGCGTCGCGGGTGTTGGGATTCTCCCAGCGGGCGAGGAACGATTCGATGTAGAGATCGAGGTCGGCGCGCGCGAGAACGCACGCCTGGGTAGCGTGAGACACGGTCATCCTTCAGGTCAGAGCTGAACGGGTGGCAAGGCCTCGGCCGGTGTTGGTAGCACCGCCGGGGCCGTCTTCGTTTCTACTCGCAGATCACCCCGTCTCGCCACACGATTCGCCCGCCGCGTAATTCACGTTATGGGCGGGTCACGGCAGCGTCGTCGCGGCGTCGTAGGTGTCGGCGGCGTACCGGCCACCCGACCCGAACGCTGCGTCGTAGAGCTGCTGATCGATCGCCGACACCGCCGACGCAGTGCGCCCGGAGACGGTGAGGTCTTCGATGTAGGCGCGGTAGAAGATCCACGACGCCGCCTTGTGCACCGTCGTCGGCTGGCCGGAGACGTTCGGGATGCCCATGAGCAGCATCGTGGCGTCGGTGGCGTGCGCGGCCTGCAACTCCGTCCACGCACCACCCGCCCGGGCCGGGGTGTCCAGCGGTGCGGGCGTGGCAGTTTCGAGGGCCATCGACCGGTTCGCCGACGGCGCGCCACCGATCTTGTAGCTCGTCACCTCACGCACGCACATCAGATCGATGGTGCCCGCACCCCGCGGTCCCACCCAGGCGGTGAAGAACAGCGGCGGGCTCATCGTCGACCGCCGCACCGGCCGCACCCACGCCGACAGGAAGTAGTCGTTGGTGGGGTGGTCGGCGAAGTACTTACGCAGCGCCTCCGACGACAGCCGGAACGTGCGGTCGGCGACGTCGGTGGTCTGCGAGATCAGCCCGTACAGGCCACCCTTCCCGGTCCGGGAGATCACACCGTCGGTGGGGGTGAGGGTGTTGGCGACGGTGAGGTCGAAGTCGCCGGCCACGCCCGATCCGGCCGCGGCGACCGCCTGGGCGCGGGCGAGGTTGGTGACCGTGCCGGTCGGCACCCCAGATGCCCACGCCTGGTGCGGGTTGGTCGGGTCGATGAGCAGCAACGCACCAGCGCCGGGTAGGATCTCGTCCTGGGATTGCGGGGTGACCGAGTTCGACGCCGACGACTTCGCCGAGGCGTTGCCCGCGGCGTCGACCGCATCGACCCGGAACGAGGCAGCTACGCCGTTCGGCGACGGCGCGGTGATCGGCGAGCTCGCTCCGGTCGCGATGACCGCGGTGTATCCGTCGGCCGAGGAGTACACGCGGTACTCGTCCACCCCGACATTGTCGGTCGAGCCGGTGAACGACACGATCGCCGCACCCGCCACCGGTGCCGCCGACACCCCGGACGGCACGCTCGGCGCATCGAGGTCGGGCACCTGCACGGTGCCGAGGGCGGTGATGCCGGCGTTCTCGGCGACCGACCGGCAGGTGCCGGCGAAGGTGAATCCGGTGTCGGAGTAGTCGGTGAGCGCGGTGAACATCACCTTGGCTGCCGACCCTCCGTAGGCCAGGTGCGGGCGGATCAGCACCGAGTCGTCCGACGACGCGACGGTCTCGAACACCCGCGTCCCGGCCCGGTTGATGTACGACCTCTCCACCACCGACGGGTCGGCGTTGCGCGCCAGGTACAGCTCGTCGGTGTAGCAGGGGTTCGGAAAACACCCGCCCGCCAGATAGTTCGACGTCGAGGTGTAGCCGAACCGGGGTCCGGCCGCACCCATGCTGACCGTCGACCACGCCCCACCCGACAGGGTGGTGAGGTAGTAGGTCGCGACGTTCGGCGAGGACTCGGGCCACTCCGCCCACAGGATCGCCGGCGCCGCAGGCCCGGGACGAATCGCGAGCAGGCGCCGCGAGATCCCCGCTGCGGGCTGGGCGAGCGCCGCCGCGAACCCCGGTCCGGTGGTCGCGTTGAACGCCTGCAACACCCCGGACTCGATGTCGTGGTTCAGGCCCGGCACCGTCGGACAGGTGACGATGCCGGTCTCCACGTCGATCTCGACGTACCAGATGGCGTGCTGCCACGACGACGGGTTCGCGTACGCGCCGACGCGGATCTTCTGCCCCGACGGATCATGGGCCGACACGGTGGTGCAGTACCACTGGAGGTTCTGACCTTGCAGGAACGGACGCCGGTCGACGATCGTCACGACGCCGGTGTGCTGGTGCACGGTGAAGTCGATAATGTCCCAGGTGTCGCCGGCGCGGACGAACAGCCAGAAGTGATCGACCAGCGGCGCCCCGTAGGCGTCCACGGTGGACAGGTGCTCGATGCGGTGGCACTGCCCGTAGTTGGTGTGGGTGAAGGTGTACTCCGACATCTGGAATCGGGTGACCGGGTTCGTTGCCAGCGACTCGATCGAGCCGTCGCGGTCGGACACGACGATGTCGAGGTACTTGTACTCGCCGTGGTGCGAGGACCCCATGACGAGGCGGTGCCGGTCTTCGGCGAACAGCCACGGCGCGTCGTGGTCGTCGATCGCCCACCCGGGATCGAATGCCTCGATCGTCTTGGTGAGGACACCGGGCACCGACTCCGAGGCGAGCATGCCGCCGGTCTGGGAGTACGACGCCTTCACGATCCGCGGGTACGGCCACGACAGCTGCGTGGCGATCGGGCTGATCCACCATTCGTCGGTGCTGTCGACCACCTCGACGACAGGCGCGAGGGTGCGTTGCGCGAGAGCCACGTTCACGGCGGTCGCGCTCACCCCGTCGCCCCCGCCGCCACCGGCGGGTGGGGTCTGCCACGCGGTGCCGCCCGAGGTCTTGGTGAGCACCTGGCCGGTCGCGCCGCCCGTCGGGACCGCGCGCGACGACGGGGCATAAGCCGCGTCAGCGTCCTCTTGGGTGAGGAGTCCCGCGGCGCCGATGCGGGCGTCGACCGCGGCGCCCGACTCCGACTCTGGATCGGCGATGCGTGCGGCGACACCAGAGTCCGGGACCACACCGAGCGCGGCGTCGTCGACGATCTGCTGGGCTTCGTCGCGAGCGGCCACCGCCTGATCGCGGTACGCCTTCACCTCGGTGGTGACGAGCGGCGACTGCGGGCCGATGTCATCGAACAGATCGTTGAGATGCAGCGTGGTCCCGACGGTCGGCGGGTCGAACGTCACCGACTTCGACGGCAACGTCTTCTTGCCGTACAGCAGCGTCGGCTGAGCCACCCACCGGACCGGGTTCCCGCCGATCGTCGCGGCCAACCGGACGCCCTCGTTGCCCTGCAAGTCGGTGAGGACACCCGCGGCGACGAGCGCCGGAACCTCCGCGAGGGTGACGCTCTCGGACTCACCCGCGGCGCCGGCGGTGACGAACCCCGTGTTCGACGGCTTCGGCGCGAACACCACCTTGCCCGTCGGCCGCACCACATCAGGATTCGGGTCACCGTCGACGATGCCGTCGTCGACGACGTGCGTCCACAGACCGGTGACGGTCATGTACGTGATCTCAGCCATCAGTGGGCTCCTGTCCGGGGGTGGGGTCGGGATCGGCGGGCGGAGGGTCAGCCGGCACTGGTGCGTTGGGGCCCTCGAACGACATCACAGTGACGACGAGTGTCTCGGTGTGCCGCTTCCACGGGTCGTTGGAGGCGTTGAGACCGTTGGCGTTTCCCGAGTAGTCGTAGTCCGGGTTGTAGTGGGGGTTCGCCATGGTGCCGCGGATGCTGATCGTGTTCGACGGCAACCCGGGTTGCCCGCCGGAGCCGAAGCTCGCGGTGAAGACAACGGTGGGGAGCTCGTCGAGAGAGAATGTCGTGTCGGCCATCAGTCGGGCAGCTTTCTTCCGGTGAACGAAGCGGACGGGCCGCCGGATACGTGCGAGATGTTCGAGGTGGCGGTGAGATTGGCTACCTCGCCGTCTCCGCTTCGGGTGGTGGGGTAGTTCGGGGACGACGCTGCAACGCCGGTCCGGACGACATTCCCGGCTGCGAGGTACACCTTCACCGCCACGCCGGACATCACTGGCCCGATCATCGCGGAGCCGTCGACGAAGAGCACCCACGGCGAGGACCGCCAGGCGTTGATCGTGTTGCCGTTCGGTGTGCCAGAGAACCCTTCGTCACCGTTGTCGTCGCGGTTCATGCTCGTGGCAGAGATCTCGTACCAGCCGTCCGTCTGGATCGTCGCGGCACCGGTGGCGAGGTCAATGACGACGTCGGTCGATCGGTCGGTGATGGTGTAGAAGTTGTTCGGCAGCAACGCCTGTCCGCCGTGCGCGACAGTGAGCGCGACCGCAGTGTTGGTGCCGCGCCGGATCTGCCACGACGGGGTCGTCACCGCGCCCCCTGGCGGGAGCCAGTCGGCCATCGCCCACGACGCGATCCGGAAGCTGGCCTGGTCGTAGAACGCTCCATTGAGGTACTCCTGGGAGAATGCGGCGTGGCGGAATGCTGCGCCCTTCGACACTGACGCACCGACGTCGGTCCACGACAGAATCACCACGCCGTTGAGCAGTACGTAGTAGTTGTCGCCGTGGCAGCGGAACCGGACGATGTCACCCGACTTCGTGCTCGGGCTGATCGTGGTCCACACCGTCGTCGTGCCGCCGGAGATGCGGCCGATCCTGATGCTGCCCGGACGGACCCAGCAGACCGCGCCTTCGGTGCCGGCCGCGTTGCACCGCAATCGGATGGTGGTCCATCGATCCTCGGACCCGAAGATCTTGTTGCCCAGCACGACCGACGCCGATTGCGAGTCGGTCGTGAACTGGTGAATCGGCTGGGTGACCGCCAGGTGCGAGCCGTCGGGTGAGTTGTGCAGCAGCCCAGCGTGCCCGTCATCACCAGCGATGATGACGTTCGTCGTTGACCAGTCCGTCGAAGGCAGGGGCGTGCCGTCGGCGCCGGAGAAGATCGACGACCAGGCGTAACCGGACCAGCCGGGGGTGTTGGTCTCGTTCGTGATGTCCTGCAGCTGTTGCTGGGCGGCCATCGCGATCTTCTCCGCGTTGTCCGCGAGGCCGAAGAGATTGGCGACGGCGTCGAACACCGACGCGCCGAGTCCACCGCCGATCTTCGTGCTGCCGCCGGTCGCCGCGTTCTTGATGTTGTCGGCGACCTCGGTCACCTCATACCGGGTGCCGATCTCACCGAAGATCGCGTTCGCCTTCTCCCGCAGCGACATCCGATCCTCGGACTGCGGCGGCGGCATCGTGATCTTCGGTGCACCCCGCGCTGGGATCACCTGAGTCGCGCCCAGACGGTCCGCCGCCGGTTCGCCCTCAGGCCAGTAGTGGCGATCCCGCCCCTCCGGTGGGGGTGACATCAGACCGTGACCCGCATCAGCCGAATCCGCAGCTGCGCCTTGGTGTTGCGGATCTGCCACGAGTTGAGGTTGCCCGCCGTCTTCACCGCCGAGGCGTACAGCGTGACCGCGGTGTCGGCCGGGATGATCCCCTCGGTGGAGGCGGGGGTGAGGTCGACGTCGGAGTGTGCGCGGAACGCGACCTCGCGGTAGCCCTCACCGTCCTGGCCCTTGCCGTACCCGACGAGCGGGCCCGACGTCGCGTTGTCGGTGCGCAACTCCATGTCGATCTGGGTGCCCGTCTTCGACGACACGTCGACGCCGCCGACGAAGTCGAACCGGTACGGCCACGGCTTCGCGGGGATCGCCACCGAGAACAGGGTGTGGCGGGTGTCGGTCGACAACTTCGTGACGTTCGGAAATCCGCCCGGCCCGACGACGTACTCCTCGGTGATGAACTGCCCGGGCTGCCAGACGAGCTTGCCGTCGTCCTCCCGGTAGGTGAGGACGTCTCCGTCGGTGGGGTCGGAGTCGGCGGCGACGTCGACGGAGTTGATGACCGACCCCGACGGGCCGACGTCACCCTTGTCGCCCTTCGGCATCTCGGGAAGGTCTATACCCACGGCGTACGAGCCGGCCGACCCGGACACGCGCACACCGAAGTCCGGCCCGGCGACCGGGTCCCCGTCGATCGTCAGCGTCCCCGGCGTGAGTGCGGGCGGCGGCCCGACCGGACCGGGTGTGCCGTACACACCGTGGTAGACGATGAACGTCGCGCCGGACCACACGTACTGGTCGTTGGTGTCGGTGTTGCGCCATGCCCAGTTGGTGTTGTCTTCGCCGAGGACGAGCGCCACCGCGTCGAGTTCGTCGGTGGTGAGCTCGCCGCGGTGGATCGCCCCGGGCGGTCCGGGCGGCCCCTGTGTGCCCTCGTACGCGGGCAGACCCATCACGGCCCGTTCGGCGGCACCGTTCTGGCGGCGCCGCACGTGCATGTACGTTTCGGTCATCGGCGGGGCGCCGGCGGGCTGCGGGATCGCGAAGATCTCCAGCTCCACACCGATGCGTTCGATCGGATCGTCAGCCATTGTGCTGTCTCACTCTCTCTCGCAGCAGCTTCCATGCCTGGTCGGGTGATTCGCCGAGCACCGAGATGCCGGTGACGCGGTGGATCATGCGGGTCACCTCACCCGAGACGGTTTCGACCTGGACGTCACCGAGGTCCGGTGTCGCTTCCCAGTGGCCGAGGGGCACGAAGTCGCGGACCTCGCCCGACCACACGAGGTCTTGGGTGTAGTTGCAGACGGCCTGCGCGACGAGCTCGGACAGCGGGTCCGGGATCGGCGCGAACTGGTTGTTCGACAGGGGCGTGTTGCGCAGGAACTTCCCGAGCCGCAACACCGTCGGGTCGTCGAGCGCGTACGGCTTCGGCGCGGTCTGGTCGTCGTCGCTCACCGCGCCACCTCGAGTTCCCGGTTCACGCGATCGGCGGCGTGGTCGAGCATCGATAGTCCGCCGATCGGCCGCCGGTTGTAGATCGTGTGCGTCGACCGAACTCCGAGACCGAGGTAGCCGCGCGCGTCTTTCGCTGCCCGGTCGTAGCGTCCCCAGTTCCGCGGGTCCCACCACGCGCCGAGCTTGTCGTCGATCTCGGCGCGGACCGCCGGGTTCCCGAGCTTGGCCAGGACGTCGCGCGACCACACGGTGCGATCGGCGAGCTGCATCCGCGGCGTGAGGGTCGCGATCACCCGCAGCGGGGAGCGCGGCGGGCAGCAGCAGATGACGTCCCCCGGGTGGTTGACCGGGATGACGCGCGAGTCGACGTGCTGGCGTCCGCGTTCCGGCGCGGCGATCCCGTAGTCGGCCAGCCCATTCGCGCCGGGATTCGACGGGTTCGCCACCACCACGCAACGCTTCACCTGAGGGAACTCGGCCATCACACCCGCGACCGCGAGGTCGTCGACGATGTCGGCGCCGGACGAGTATCCGGCGAGCACGACGATCGCGTCCGGGTGCTCGGCCCTGATGATCGCAAGCTCGATCCGCACCTGCGCGCGGCCGAGCCGCTTCGTCGTCTCGTAGTCCGGGGCGTGAGGGTTGCGCTGCTCGTTGACGAACGCGTACGCCGCCGGATACGACACCTCGACGTGCGTCCACCCGTCACCGAGCCGCTCGACGAACGCGGTCAGCATGTTCCGGCCCATCGGCTCACCGATGCCGCGGACAGTGACGACGAACCTCGGGGTCAGCATCGCGGATCCGGATACGGGTTCGCGCGGCGCTGCTCGGAGAGCCGATCGAAGTCGCGGACGTACCGCTGGCGGGCGGCGACGATCTCGCTCTGCTTCTCCAACGTCACCGCCGGACCGATTGATGCCAGCTCACGTTCGAGCTTGCTCCACAGCTCCGACTGCTCGAGAGACGCCTCGCTGCGCTCCTTGATCACCCGTCGGAACTCGTCGTTACACGCCGACTGACGGGCCGTGAAAATGGTGCTCTGCGTCATGCTGAGCACCGCGACCAGCACGAGCAGCGCGCCGATGATGCGCTTCCACACCGGCTTGTCTGGACGCGCGGTCGGCACCCGCACCTCGACGCCGTGCACGGTGGCACGGCGCCAGGTGAAGGCGAGACCGATCACGACGCCGATGGTTCCGTAGCCGATGGCTCGGACCAGTTCGAGGATCAGATCAGTTGGGTCCATTGCTATTTCCCCCGTTGCTGCCGCCAGTGAAGCGGTCTTTGAGGTTGCCCGCGAACAGGAATCCCGCGACCATCAGCATCAGTGCGTCGACCACGGGTGGGAGGGCGCGAGCCGGGTCGATCATTCGGACAACGAGGCTGGCAATCCAAGCGACGAGGATGACCACCGCGACGAGGTTGACCAGCCACGACGGTGGCAGCCCATTTCGTTGCGGTGGAGTCTCCGGGGGATTGTCGGTCACGGGCACACCTTTCGACCCCGCCCACCAGTGGGCGGACCATCAGCGATGAGCAGGGCATGGGTTCTACGCGACCGGCTCGTCTCGCACCCCGCCGCTGACGACGAGGCTGGGAGTGCCCTTCGGACCGACGGGAAGCGAAGTGATCGAGGTTGCGAGGGAGATCAGTGCCGCGGTGCCAGCGAGCCCGCCGGCCTGCGTCCAGTTCACATCGGCGAACGTGACTGCCTGATCAGCTGAGACGACGACCGGGATCGACCCGACGACGGTCGCGATGAACGTGCGGCCCGCCCGGATCAGCGCCTCGACATAGGGGTTCGCCGCGACGATCCGCTCGTCGACGAGCGCCAGCAGCACGGTCGCGAGGGTCGCCAGCGCGGCGGATTGCAACGCGGTGCCCCAGGCGACGGACAGGACGGACACGCCTGCGACGAGGAACAGCGCGAGGTTCTGGACGAACGTCTTCACGGCGCGTTCGGCGACGTCCTCGATGAACGCGGTCAGCGGTGCGTGGGTGGCTACGGACATGATCAGGACTCCTTGCTGTCGGTGGGGTTCTTCACGATCCCGAGCGGGTCGTAGAAGCCGGGGATGCCGAGCGCGGTGCCGATGGCGGCGAGTGCGTCGACGACGGTGCGGTTCCCGAGCTGCGCCCAGCCGGGGAACGACTTCTCGATGTCGACGACCTTCTTGCCATCGACGGTCTTGTAGACGAGGTCGCGGGCACCGACGAGCTGCTCGCGAATGTCCTTCGCGTCGGAACCGATCGCCGCGTTGAACGCGCGGGTGAACTCGTTGATCTTGTCCACGTCTGTGGCCATGGTGGTGCCTCCAATTCCGAAGAGGGTCTTGAGTTGTTGGATGGACAGGTCGGTGTAGTTGGCATCGCACGGCCCGAACGGGGCGCACGGCACGCGGTCGGAGTACTGGTGCGCGAACCGATTCGGGTACGCGTAGGACTCGCCCGGGCGGACGCCGTAGTGGGGCACGACGAGCGGGAGATCTCCGCGCGACTTCCAGAGGGCGGGGTCAGCTTTCGGGTTGTAGTAACCGATCACCCGGGATCCGCCGAGCCACTGACGGAGTCGGCGGATCTCGTCGTTGATCTCGGCCGAGTGGTCCCGGATGGGGATGGCGCCCTGCGACGAGCCGGCGCCGGACTCGACGTCGACCATGCACACGATTCGCGGGGTGATCTTCCCGCCGCGGGTGACCACGTCCCGCCACAGGTCGCAGTTCGCGGCGCCTGGGCGAAAGAAGTAGTACGGGATGACGATGTCGAGGTCGCCGCGGTCGAGCGCTGCGAGCGCCCAGTCGAGATTCGCGGCGGCGTTCTTGTCGCGCTGGTCGCCGCTGTTGGTGCGGAACGAGAACACCCGATGGGGATACTCGTCATTCGCGAGACGCTGGAACTGGGAGACGTCGGCCCAGTAGGTGCCCATCAGCGGCTCACCGCCTTCTCGAGGACCGCGGCGAGACCGTCGGTGAACGTGTCCAGGCCGAGCTGCGGCCAGCCGTCGAACTCACCGAGGTCCCGGGACCCCGAACCGCACAGCTGCTCTCGAGAGTCCTTGATGTCGGAACCGATCGGTCCCATGAATCCTTGGGTGAAGGCGTTGACGCGCCCGACGTCGAGGGCGGCAGGGGCGACCGAGTCGACCAGCCGTCCGTTCTTGATCCGGCGCTGCACGAAGTCGATGAGCTTGGCCGAGGCCCCGTCCCCGGCGGCGGTTCCGGCGCCGAGCTGGTAGTGCATCTCGTCGGCGCGCGACCAGTCGGCGCCCCAGAAGATGTTGCCCTCGAACAGGGCGAGACCGCGCCGGACCTTCGCGATGCGGTCGGCCGGCATGACGCGCCGCCCCCACGGGTACTGGGTGGCGTTGAGGTCGACCCCGGTGCCGGAGAGGTGATTCGACGTCGCGACGTCGTTGGTGTTCGACCATCCCCAGTCGTCGAGGGGCTTGTACAGGTCGATGGGCTCGACGTTCTCGTGGTACCAGCGGACCCACGCGCCGAGCACCTCTGCTGCGTAACCGGATCTGACGTGGAGGCCCATGCCGGCGACGGTGACCGTGACGCACTCGTCGCGGTTGCACATCCGCCAACCGTTCTCGGAGTACTTGTAGCCATACGCTGTTCTGAAACTCATTGCAGTGTTGCTCCTTTCATTCGCTCAGTGCTGCTCGTGTGAGCCAGGTGCCGAATCGGCGGATCTTGCCCAGGGCGATGGACCCGGGTTCGCGTTCGGCGTCGGGCCGGCCGATCTGCAGCGTCAACTTGCCGCGCACGCTGCGTGAGTCCTCGTAGGTGATCTCCTCGAGGTACTCGACCTCGACCTTCCCGTCGGCCATCTGGACACCGACGAGGTCGCCGAGCTGCAGGTCCTTCCCGATGTAGTACGGCGAACCGTTCTGCACCGAGATGGCATGCGAGATGTACGGTCTCGTCGCCCAGTGGGCCGACTTCATCCCCGACAGCGTTTCCATCGACAGCCCGGTCGACGAGCTCTCGGCGAACGTCTCCCGGAACCGCCACGGCCCCGCCTCGTTGGCGCGCTGGATGTCCTCGGAGGTGTGGAACGCCATCACGGTGTCCTTGACGACACCTTCGAACGCGCCGAGCTCGAGGTTGGTGAGGAACGGCAGGATCGGTGCCGCCGCACCGCCGGTCGCGGCGACCAGCGCGGCGCCGACCGCCGCCCCGATCCCCGACAGCAGCATGTTCGCGCCCGTCACCAGCAGCGTGTTGACCCACTCGGGCGACTTGCCGCCCGCCGTCACCCGCGACGCCATCGCCGTGTGGGTGGTCTGCTCGTACTCGTCAGCGGGCGTGTACTTCCCGGTGGTGTAGACCGCGATCGGCTTGTTCGCGATCGTCCCCTCCACCTGGTCGAGGTACTTCTGGTAACCGTCGTCGCCGAGGATCGGGTACAACACCCAGCCGAGAAGGTCGGACCCCATCTGGATCCCGGTGCGGAAGAACCCGTCGATCGCGGTGCCGGTCCAACCGACGGGCTGCCCCTTCTCGACGAAGTCGATGATCAGCTTCGGACGGTCGAGGTGGATGAACTCGGGGAACGGCTGCGGGTCGACGTCGGGGTCAAAGAACTGGTAGACGATCTGCAGGTCGTTCGCCTGACACACCTCAGTGAAGGCGGTGAGCGCCTCGTCCATCCGCCACGACGCCGAATCCCATTTCGATGTGTCGCCGATGAACTTGTTGCGCGGGTTGACGATGATCGGATGCAGCGCCTTCTTGACGACGTTCCACGCGCTCGGTGAGAACAGGTTGCCCGTCGGGATGGAGAACAGCTCGCCCTGCAGCCGAACGAGATTCGCGGTCAACGCGAGCGCGCACATGCTGGCCGACGGGCCGAGCCCGAACCAGTACTTGATCGGTTGGAACTCGGCCACAGACCACGGGCAGGGCCACAGCCGGATCCACGCCAGATGTTCGAGCGCGCCGATCGCCTCGACCTCGTAGTAGCGCTTCAACCCCTTGCGGGTGCGGGTGAACTTCGTGATGAACCACAACGTCGTGTAGCCCGGGAGCCGGACGACGATCGGCCGGACCGTCGCCTTCGGCTGTCCGTCGAGGTAGTCGCCGTAGTGGTCATCGCACGGCAGCAACATCGTCAGCCCGCCGGCCGCTGACTTCTTGTCGGTGAACTTCAGATCCTGGTAGTCACCGGAGATCGACCAGATCGCCATCTCCCTGGTGCGGAGCTCGACGACCGCCTTCGGGTTCTTGTAGGTGTCGCGTTCGGTCTGTTCGTCGTGGGTGAGCGTCGCGAACGCTCCGCGGACGCTCACAGCAGCCCCTCGTACTGCTGGCGGCAGATGACCCACAGCTCGGTGTTGGTGTTGCCGCCGGTGACGGTGATGTCGACGCGCGTCACCTCACCCTCCGGCACGGGGTGGGTGTACTTGCGGCCCTTCATCAGCGGCCACAGGTTGCGTCCGGTCTTCGCCGATCGGATCGTCGGGCGCGCCTCGTCGGTGTTGATCAGGATCGTCTCGCCCGCGACAACAGTGAACGGGTGGTCGACGTCGTTGCCGGCGTACCGCAACCGCAGCCGTCCCGGGCCCTGGAACGCGAACTGCGGCCACGCCTGCCACAGCGGGCCCGGGTAGATCGACACCGACCCCTTGCCGGTGTTGGTCGTGTTCTTCCACGAGTCGGCGTGATCGGCGGCCCGCGGGATCGGGTGCTCGACGATCAGCATCAGTTCGAAGTTGGCGGCCGACGTCCTGCTCGGGTCGAAGGGGAACGTCGGCTTCAGGTAGCCGAGGCGCGCGGCAACCCACCGCCACCCGGTGGAGTTGGTGTACACCGCGAGCCACCCGACCTCGTGTCGGCGGATGAGTGTCCGCAGGTGCTCGACGCGGCGTCGGAAGTCGTCCGGGTTGGCGCCGAGGATGAACAGCGGCACATCGAGTTCCGCGTGGTCGAGCGTCTCGCCGACGTAGTCCTCGCCCCACTGGCGGGCGGCGGCATCGAACAGCGCCTTCACGTCGAGGTGCCCGATGCCGTCGATCCCGCCCGTGGACAGCCACGCACCCAGTTCGGGTGGTGCGGTTTTCTTCGCACCCGATAGGCGGACGCGTTCGCCCTTCGGTGAGATCCACTCGACGATCGTGTGATCGGTCAGGACTGCACGGTTGTTCATCCCCACCCGCCCACGAGTTGTTCGGACCGGGTCGCGCGGCGAACCTCGCGGCCGGTCTTGAGTGCTGCCTCATCCGGGTCATGCGTGTACTGGTTCTCGACCCACACGAGCGGGGCGTCGCGGTGCCCGGACGGCAACTGGGCGTCGTCGCCTTCGTTCGGCATCCGACCGCTCGACCGCATCGCCGCGGCACCGAGGTCGGCGACGGACTTGAACTCGGCCGCCGAAGGCAGCGCCTCGAGCATCGAATCGATCGACGCCCACTGCGCACCGTTGAGGATCGGCTCGGGACGCTTCGACAGGTTGAGTGCCAGACCGCCCGGTTTGAGCCATCCGCCCTGGTCGTAGATGCCGAACTTGTCGACGAGCTCCGTCGCGCGGGCCATCCGGCCGGCGTACTTGCCGGGGAATGCGCTGCGCTGCACCGCCTGTGCCGCGGCACCCATGTCCATCGTTTCCCAGCCGGGAACCTTCACCAGGGCGTCGTAGAACATCTTCGCCGAGCGGTGCGGATCCATCCGGTCGGCGACAGTGCCCCAGCCCGCCTGCCGTTGCTGAAACAGACCGATCGAGTCGTGGTCGGAGCCGACGGCATCGTGTGGAAACTTCAGAGACTCCGGGACGGCGGTGTTGGCGTACATCTTCATCGGGTCGCCGACCTCGACGAGCGCCGTCGCGTTTCCGATGATCGCGGCCCGCTTGGACAGACCCATCTTCTTCGCCTGCTCGGTGATGGCGAACGGGTACTTCTCCCAGCCACCTGGCGCGAGGTCGGGCATCTTCGTCGTTGACGGCGTCTGCCCCTGCTCGATCGTCGTGCCGTCGCCATAGACCGGGTCTGTCGCGCTGGGCGTCGTCGTGGTGCTCAGCGAGCTGGTGCCCGCCCCGCCGGCCGTTCCGGCTGATGCGGCGTCCCCTGGTCGCGGGATGAGACCCGAGATGGTGTCGAAGATCTTCCCGAACCCGAAGAAGTCGGCGGTGTCCTTGGCCATCGACTCGGCCGCCACCATCGGGGTGTCGCGGATCGTGGTCGCGCTGGCGCGGTACCCCTCGATCCGGGCGGTGCTGTCCTCGAGCGCCTTGCGCTCCATGTCGTGGCGCTTCTGCACCGCGGCGAGTTGCTGACCGGTGAGGCCCTTGATCTCCTGCTCGTGGCGCGCGGTCATCTGATCGGAGATCTGCTGCTGCGCGGCGCTCGCCGCCTCCGGCGACTGCCCCGAGAACACAGCCCGGAACGCCTCCATCATGTCCTTGACGGTGGTGAGCTGGTCCCAGTTGAGGACCGCCTCGGGCTTGCCGGTTTCGTTGCGCACCAACGACAGACCCTTCGGCAGGTAACCACCCTGGTCGCGCAGCAGACCGCCGAGCGCCTTGAACGGCGACTTCACCACGTTCGTGACGATCGAGGTGACCTTCTTCGCCGCGTCGTACGCACCCTTGAGCTTGTCGCCGAGCTTCGCCGCCAGATTGAACGCCGTCTCAATCGCCTTCGTCTTGGTGATGTCGAAGATCTTCGGCGGGATACCCAGCCACTCCGGGGGCGGCGAACCGACGATCGACGTCAGGCCCTGCTTGATGGGATTCAGTGCCTTGTCGATGATCTCGGAGATCTTCTTCTTGACGATGTTGAGCATCTCTGCGGTCGACGGGCCGCCGAATCCGTCGGTGACGAGGCCTTCGGGCACGACGTTCGGGTTGACGTTCTGCGGCTTCCACCACAGGTGCGGGTGGTCCATGTGGTTCTGCGTAGGCGATCCGCGGTCGCCCATCGGCTCGCGCCGCATCTTCGGCGGGTACCACATCGCCTGCTGCCAGATGGAGTGCTGCAGCGGGAACTTCGGGTTGTTGGCGTGCGCGAACGCATTCACCTGGTCGCCGAGCTTCTTGTCCGAGCCGACCATCACGTCGAGGGCACGGCCCGACGGGTGCTCGTCGAAGTTGTCCTGGCGGTAGCCGCCGATGTCCTTGATCTTCGGCCACAGCTTGAAGATGATGCGGCGCATCAGCTGACCGATCGCCTGCAACCCGCCCTCACCGGGCATCGGGGAGAGCTTCTGCCCCGCCGCGACCGCGCCGCCCTTCTCGAAACGAGGCAGCGGGCCACCCTCGGACACCGGGCTCAGACCGCCGGGGGTCCAGGTGAACGGGCGCCCGGAGTCGACCATGCTGCGCATCCGGTACATCGCGCCGTGACCGCCGGCACGCCGAACGTCGCGCACATCCCACACGTGTTCGTCGGGCATCATCAGCGCGTGGACGGAGTCCTTGCCCCGCTTGGCACCCGAGCCCATCGGGACCGGGCCGCCATCCTTGAACGCCACCTCGGCGACAGGCTTCATCGGGTTGAGCCCGGGAAGGAACCCGGCAATCGTGTTCCACGCGGGTAGCAGGCCCTTGTTCCAGACGGTGCCGAGGACGAAGTTGATCGGCTTCGCGACGAAGCTCTTGATCTTGTCCCAGGCGTTGCCGATCCCGGTGACGATGGTGTCGAAGAATCCACCGACCGCACTCAGTCCGGACTTCAGTGCATCCCACGCTGGGGTGATGATGTTGTCGACGACCCAGCTGATCCCGGCGCCGAGGGCATCCCAGGTGGGCTTGATCACGTTGTTCCACAGGAATTTGAACGCTTCACCGAGGATGTCGAGGCTGCGTCGGAACGAGTCCCACACCGGCTTGATCAGGGTGTTCCACACCCAGCCGATGACGGCGCCGATCGCGCGCATCGCGGGACCGATGACGGTGTTCCACAGCCACATCACGACCGGTCCGATGACGTTGCGGAACAGGCCAACCCACAGTCCGAAGTAGAGCTTGACGGCGTTCCAGGCGACGCCGATCACCCATTTGATGGCGTTGAACGCGGGTGTGATGACGTTGCGCCACAGCCACATCACGACGGCACCGACGGCGCGGAGCGCGGTCATGAGCGCGGGCCACACTGTCTGCTGCAGCCAGGACCAGACGACGCCGACGGCCATCTTGATGCTGTTCCACGCGGTGGTCCAGATCTTGCGGCCGATCTCGGTCTTGGTGAAGAACAGGACGAGGCCGGCGATCAGCGCGCCGATTGCGACGATGATCCAGGTGATCGGCGACGTCGCGATTGCGAGCGCGATACCGAAGGCTGTTGTTGCGGCGGTAGCGATGCCGGTGGCGATCGAACCGACGAGCTGGGCCGTCTTGTACGCCGCGAGGGCGATGGTGTTGCGGCGGATCGCTGTTGTGCCGGCGCCGGTGGCCGCGGCGTACACGCCCTGGGCGACCGACGCGACGGCCATGACTGCGTTGTAGAGCGTCATCGCCATCGTGATCGTCTTGACAGCGACCGCGAGGGTCAGCAGGACGGGAGCCATCGGCCCGAGGTGGGACATCACCGTGGCGATGTGGGGCGCCATGACGGCGAGGATCGTGGCCCACGGCGAGAATGCCTGCACGATTCCGGGGATGATTGGGGCGAGGTTGGTGAGTGCCTGCCCGAGCGCCGGCATCAACCGTTCGGCCATCTGCACGAGTCCGGGGGTCGCCTGGGTGATTGCGGCACCGATCGACCGCATCCCGGGGGCGAGGCCCGACGCCGAGATCTGGCCGAGCCGCATGAACGCGGTCCACAGCGGGCCGACGACCGCGGTGACGTTCTGGATGACGGTCTTGACCTGGTTGAACGCGTCGGTGAAGTACTGCTTGATGCGGCCCGACTGCTGAGCCTGGACGAGCATGTCCGACAGGGACTTCGCGCCCTCCGTCGCGCCCGCCACCATGGGGGCGAACGCCTCACCCGCGCCGGCGGCGATCGAAGCGAGTCCGGGTGCGAGCGCGCCGAGCGCGGTACCGGCCTGCGCCGCCATCCCGGAGGAGGTGCGCAGCCACGACGACACGATCGGGATGCCCTGCGCGGAGTTCGTCCAGTCGACGACCGAACGTGCGCCGGTGTTGAACCCGCCCGTCACGGTGCGCAGGGCGCCGCCGAGTCGTGGGAGCCACGTGTCGGCGAGCTGCGGGAGTCGCTCGGCGAGACCGGCGAACAGGGTGTCCTGCACGCCGCGCTGCATCGCATCCCACGCGGGCTTGACACCCATCGCGGACTCGACGAACGAGCGGGCGTTCGTGGACAGCTTCGCCATCGCCTCGGCTTGCTTGTCGGCGGCCGCGCTCGCACCGGTGTCCTTCGGTTGGCGGGCGTCTGCGAACGCCTCCTGGGCGTCCCTGGTGGCTTCGGTGGCGTCGCGCAGCCGCTCCTGGGCGGCGACGACCTCGTCGGAGCCCTCGACACCCTTACGTCGGGTGGAGGCCGCGTCCTTCGCGAGGTCGTTGTTGTCGCGCTGCACCTCGGCGAGCCGCAGTTCGGCTTCCTGCACCGCGAGGACCGCCCGCTCGCGCTCGGTGCCGGTCTCGAATCCGCCCTTCGCGAGGTCGGCGCGCGCCTCCCGCAGCGACAGCTGGGCGTCGCGCTCGGACAGTGCGGCGCCGCGGAGCTGCAGATCGAGGTCGCGGAGCTTCTTGCGAGCGTCGTCGCGGGCCTTCGACACGTCTTCCTGCGCGTCCTTCTCGGCCTCGACCGCCTTCGTCAGACCCCGTTCGGCGCGCGCGATGTCCTTGGTGTTGTCGACGACCTTTGCCGCGCTGCCGGCGCCGGAGGTGCCCATCTCCTTGAACGCGTCGCCGACGCCCATCAGGCCGACCTTCAGTCCGGCGATGGTGGCGCCGAGAGCGGAGAGTCCGGCGATCGCGATGCCGCCGGCCGCCGACCCGAGGGTGACGATCGCGGCGCTCAGCGCGGCGAGTGCGGGCGCTGCGGTGCTCGCGATGCCGATGAGAGCGGCGAGTCCGACGGTGAGCATGCCGATCACGCGGGTGACGCGCATGACGCGGCCGAGGGTGCGGACTGCCGCCGACAGGACCAACACCGCCGCGGTGGCGCGCGCGACGTCGCGGGCGAGACGACCGGCGAGTGCCGCGACCGCTCGGAGCCAACCGGCGAGTTTCGCCAACCCCTGACCGGCGAGGAGTCGCATCGCGACGGCGCCCGCCATCACCTGTACTGCGAATCCCCGCATGATCCTCGACGCCCACATGGTGGCGGTGGCGATCGTGCTGATGTGCCGGACGGTTCCCCGGAACCCGGCGTTGACGAGTCCCACAGTGGCTGCGATCCCGACGAGCCCGTTGCGGACACCGCGCACGAACCCGCGGCCGTAGCTGCGGCCGTGCTCGTCGCCGACGCGGCTGTACTCGATGTGGTTGAGACCGTCGTTGACGCCGAGCGCGCCTTGGTGGCCGGCGGTGCGGCCGATGCCGCGCATCTGGGCGGCGAGCTTCGCCATCCGCGCCTTGACCGAGTTGACGCCGATGTTCCCGCGGGACAGGCCGTCGTCAACGCCGCGCGCCGCGGACCGTCCGGATTCGCGGCCGCCGCGCGCGAACTCCTTCTCCATCGCGGCGGAGCCCGCCCGGGCCGCGCCCGACGCCTCCTTCACCACAGTGGCCATGAACCCCTTCGCCGAGGGAGCTACGGGCACGTACACGACATCTTCGGCCAACGGATTCCACCTCCGATCTGGGAAAGAGAGACAGAACGACCCCCGAAAGCGGTTGCCGTCGGGGGTCGTTCAGAGAGAGTCGAGGAACGCCATGACGTCCTCAGACGAGTGGTCACCACGGTTGCCGTACTTCGTGGGTTCGTCCTCGTCGACGTCGGTCCACGGGTACTTCGGGTGCTCTTTGGGCACCTTCACCTTGGGTTTGCCGAGCCGGTTCGAGATGCTGGCGGTCTGAATCTGCATGAGACGCACTTGCATCCACAGCAGTTGCTCGATCCAGCCCCACTGCTGCCCACCGGTTTTCGCCTGATCGATCGCCGTCCGGCCCTGGGGTAGACCGTCGATCAGCACCCGCAGTTTGCGGAGGGTGATCTCGCCGCGGTGATACCGGGCGAGAACACCCCGCGCGTTGGCCGGGTCACACAGACCCGGGTACGTCGCGTCTAGCGCTGCTTCGACTTCTTCGACGCCGCGCGGCGCGAGGAGCGATTCCGCCGAGTAGGGTTTCCCTGCAGCTCGTCGCGAATCTTCTTGCCGTAGTCGGTGAATGCCTGGTTGAACATCCACGACTCACCGCCGGCCGCGAGAAACTCCTCGTACTGCGTCTCACCCATGTACCAGGCGGCGACGTCGACGTCGGCGGTCAGCGGCTCGAGCTGATCCTTCTCGGCGTCGGTGAGGAACTGCATGTCCCGGACCACCCAGTCGCGGCCCTGGAACTTGAAGGTGAACGTGTCACCCTCGGTCTTCTCGAACGACTTGCCCTCGAAGTCGAACGTGTACACCTCCGTGTCGCCGTTGGCGCGAGCTTCCTCACGCTGCGCGATGTAGAGGTCGAGATCGATGTCAGCCATGGCAGGCCCCTTTCAGAGATCGGCAGGTCCAGAGGTGGTGCAAGGGTGCGGGGTGGGGCGGACCTGCCAGGGAAACTCCCCGCCCCGCACCCGTCTTGGGGGCTACGGCGTCGGCGGCACGTACTCCTGGAGGCCGGTGGTGTCCCAGCCCTCCATGAAGATCCGGCGGCGCGACAGCGCGTTGCCGTCGGGGCCGTCCTCGCCCGGGAAGCCGGTGACGGTGACGTTGTAGCCGATCATCTCGTCGGACTTGTAGGTGATCTCGCCGCGCTCGGTCACCTGGGCGGCCGCGAGGCAGGTGCGGCGGGCGCGCGACCCGTCGACGACGGTCAGCACCAGCTTGTGCTGCTTGACGTCGGGCTTGCCCGACTCGTCGAAGAACACCGACCCGTCGTCGTTGAGGAACATGTCGTCCGCGTCGACGCCGTAGTAGAACCCGGCGGTCGCCAGGGTCGACTGCCACAGCGTGAACTCGAGCGTCACGACGGACTTGGTGATCTCGTAGCGGATCGCCGAGTTCTCTTGCCAGGGAACGAATTCCTGGTTGTCCTCGTCGCGGCCCTCGGTGACACCGTCGTCGGAGATGTATCCGAGGTTGGTGTAGCCGCCGGGCCCGGTGGTCGTCAGGTTGCTCATGTCGTGCGGGAGCACACCTGCGGTGAGCGATGCGATGTCGATGCGGCCGGTGACGCCGACGCGCGCGGCCTCGGCCTTGAACCCATCGATGGTTGGGACTGCCATCACGTCCTCCTCATTCTGCGTGTAGGCATGTGGAAACAGCCCCCTATCGGAGGGGTCTGCGGTGAACGGTCCTGGCAGGTCCGGATCTGGGGTGCCGCGGGGCGAATCAGGCTGTGTCGCGGCCGATGTGGAAGTGGTACTCGCCGTGTTCGCGCTTCACGCGCGGGTTGAAATCGGTCGCCCGGGAGAACGCCGACACCTCGATCACCTTCTTCATCTCGATGTCGTCGCGATACATGAGGGAGAACAGGATCCCGCGGGTGCGGGCGGCGTACTCGCGGGACTGTTCTCGGTTGCGGCCGAGGATGTAGAAGTCGGCAGCGAACACGTCGATGAGCGGGCCGCCGCCGGCCTGCCACGGCACCGCCCGGGATCCGCCGGGGACGTCCTGGACGAGGACGATCGGGAGGCGGTTCTCGAGCGCCGTCTGGGGTGGAAGTTCGTCGCCGACGTAGGCCAGCGGGAGGGCAGTGTTGAGCGCCCCGATCACCTTCTCGAGGGCGTCGGGGAATCCGTTGTCGGTCATCGGGAGCCGATGGCCCTTCGGAGGGTGCGTCGACGGACAGTGGTGGAGTTGCCGTGCTCGCCGTCGGCGTCTGTCGATTCGACGTGGACGACGAACCGGCCGTTGCCGATGGTGCGTTCGGACAGGGTGATGTCGGCGCGGCCGTCGTTCTCGGCCTGGTCGATACGGCGGGCGCGGGCGGCGATCCCGCGGGCCCGGGCGCGTACGGCGCGGCGGACGCGCGGCATCCGGTTGAGCTCGCGGAACATGCGGTCCGCGTCGATCCGCACCAGATCGTCAGCCACGACGCGTCCCGTTCTGGCGGCGGATGGCGTCTAGCTGGTTCTCGAACCGCTGCTCCGGGCCCGGCGCCGGCGCTTCTTCGGGCTCATCCGGCTTCTCTGGCAGCGCGGCGACCGTGCGGACCTGGTCGACGTCGAGGGTGAGCGTCACGACCGCGTGCCCATCCTCGGCCACCGCCCTCGCCCGGATCGCCGACAGCGGGAACGGCAGATCCGTCCCGTCGAACACGACGACGTCGCGGGCGTAGTCGAACACGACCTCGCAGGGTGTCGGCTGCTCGGTCATCGCTTATCCAGGTAGTCCATGACTTCTTCCGAAGTCCGGCCGCCACCTGCGGGAATCACCTCGACGTCGGCCGCGATGATCGGGATCGTGACGGTCGGAATCGCGTGCGGGTTGGCGATGTCATCGACGTCCGGGCCCTGTTCGGCGATCATCCACGGGAACTCGACACCGTCGACGAACACCTTCCGCTGCTTGCGGTCGATCGTGACTCTGTTCGGAACCTTGGGCATGGCAGGTCCTATCCGTTCTTGTATTCGAGGGTGAGTTCGACGTGGTCGACGCCGGACTCGAATTCGGGTGCTGGCCAGCGCTTGATCTCGCCAACGACGTCGAGGTCGCGGCCCGCGTGGGCGATCCGGTCGGTCGGCTCGACGTCGAGGTTCTTGCCCCGCGGGGTGCAGAGCCACCACACGGTTCGGGTCGCGACGCGGGTGCCGTTCTCGTCGGTCTCGTACTGGGTGCGGGGCTGCACCTCAACCTTGAACGGAACAGAGAGGCGTTGCGCCCCTTCCCACGACAGCATCTCGCTGTCGGGGTTGTACTTGTCCGACACCTTCACCGGCCGGACGATCTGCACCTGCTCGGTGTAGAACCGCGGCATCAGTAGTCGTTTCGCGGGAAGTTCCACCGCGGTTGCGGCTTCGACGACACACCGAGCTGCTCCCAGTGGTACGGCGTGAACACCAGCAACGCGTCCGGGTTGATCAGCTTCCCCGAGGTGATCTTCTCGCCCACCGTCTCGGAGAACGTGCTGAGACCGGGCATCGACGCGCGCGCCTCGTCGGATTCGAGGACCGACCGAACGACCTGGAAGGACACGAGTTTCGCGTCCGGATCGTCGGCAGCGAGGCCGGGCACCTTGCGGCGGATTCGGCGAGCCGCTGCGGCGAGGAGCTGCTCGGCGTAGGCGCTCTCGGCAGAGGAGAGAGGACGCCACTGGGCGACGAACTCATCGGTCGTCAGGAACGGTGCCGTCCCCTCTCCACTCGTCACGCCAGCGCCTCGATTAGCTCTTGCTTGTCGAGCTTCTCGGCGTCCTCGGCCTTCCAGCCGCGAGCCACGGCGTACTCGACCCACACCTTCTTGGTGGCGGTGATCTTCGGCCGCACGGGCTCAGTGAGCTGCGAGTTGATCTCGCTCACCGTGGTGGCCGCGTCGCCGCGCGCCTCCTCGACGTCGGTCTGAGCGTCGGCGAGCTCCGCGGTCGCCTGATCGAGGTTCTGGGCCGCGTCGACGACCTCCTCGACCTCGGCGGCCGGTGCGATCGCACCGGCCGCGAGGAGCCGCGACACCTGATGATCGGGCAGCCCCGTCACGGCATCACCGCGCCGGTACCTGATCACCCTGATCGGGTGGCCCTTGTCATCGCGGTCGACGACGAAGTCGAAACGCGATGCGGTCAGGACGAACTCAGCCATGACTCAGGCCACCAGCCCCGTGAGCCAGAGAGCGGCCTTCGGCTGGTCGAGGCCGATGGCGCGCTTGTGCGAAGCGTCCGAGCGCCAGGTCTCGCGCGGGCCACCGTTGGGGCCACCGCCCTCGGGGTACAGCGTGGTGAACTGCAGCGGCCGGGTGTCGGAGTAGAAGCCGACCGTGCCGCGCTCGAGGATGAGCGCCTTGTCGACCGGGAACGTCCGCGACTTGATCACGTTGAGTCCCATCAGCAGACCCGGGATCGCACCGGTGTAGGCGATCGACTCGTTCGCCACGTTGCCCTGGTACACCTTCAGGATCTGCTCGTTGTCCATCAGGGTGGCGAGCAGCCCGGGGTGGAGCACGATGGTGTCGGGTTCGAAACCGTAGTACTCGTCTTCGGTCGCCTCATCCGGTGTGGCGGTCGAGATCTCCTCGATCGCCTTCGCGAGGTCGGTGCGCGGCTTGCCCAGCGGGTCATCCCACGGCTCGGACACAGGCATCGTCGGGACGGCCGGCGAGGAGAACAGCGCCTTCGCGCCGCGATCGTTCGCGCGGACGAAGGTGTTGCGCAGACCGGTGATCTGCTTGTTCACCGCGTCGATCTTGTTCTCGTCGATCATCTCCTTCGAGATGCGAACGCCGAGAGCCTTCTTCGTCGCGTACGCGGCACGCGGCAGGCCGAGTCGACCGGCGCTCACCGGGATCTCGCCGAACTCGGCGACATCCTGGACGTCGTCGTCGAGGAATGTCGGATCGCCTTCGCGGAACGCGACGACACCGGCGTCGTTCTTGCCGCCGTTGCGGAGCAGCGCCTCGCTGATGAACTGATTCTCCATCAGCTCCTTCAGCTTCGTCGGCACCCACAGCGGGTTCTTGACGAGGTCAGAGACGGTCAAGCTCGGTCCGTCGCTGACGCTCACGAGGGTGTTGGCCATGAGGATGGTCCTTTCGGGTTCGTGTCTCAGGCGAGACGGATCAGGCCGACTGCCTTTTCGGACACGTCGACGCCAGCGGGTTCGGTGCAGATACCGACGATCGTGCGGGCGTCGGGGGTGGCGCCTGCCGGTGTGACCTGGCCGTTCGCCGCGGCGATCAGCTTGTCGCCGAACGTCGCGTCGGCGGCGTAGGTCACCTTCACCTCGGTGCCGGCGTAGGCGACGGCCACCGTGGTGGGGATGGGCGCGAGGGAGACGACCGGGCGGCCGATCGCGTCGGTGCCGTTGGCGCCGGGGAAATCTTCGGGTGCGACAGCGTCGGTCAGCGCGACGCCGAGCACCTTGAGGCTGCCCGCGGCGGCGACACCGATGCGGCCACCGGTGCGGGCCTCGACGAGCTGGCCTCCCTTGATGACCTGATTGTCGGCCGGGGTGAAGGTCTTCGGGCCACCCTGGGTGACCTGGACGATTCCGGGCATGTCAGACGCTCCAGTTCTTGTAGGCCGGGTCCTCGCGGACGTCGGTGGTGTCGGCAGGTTCGGTCGAGTGGCCCAGCTCGTGGACCGGGACAGCGGAGTTGGGCGTCATCGATGCCAGCAACTCGCGAGCGTGCTCGGGGTTGGCGTCGAACGACTTGCGCCACGTCTCCTTGTTCGCCGGGGTGATCCGGCCCTCGGAGATCGCCGAGGCGAGCGTCTTCTCGATGCCCGCCTTGCGCTCGTTCTCCAGGTGCGCGGCGAACCGGGCACTGTTGGCCTCGAGCGTCTCCAGGCGTCCGGCGTCGATCGCGACGACACCATCGGGCAGTCCGGCACCGGCCGATGCCGCGGCTGGGGTACCCGCCGGGGTGCCGTCGCCGGCGGTCGTGTCTTCGGTGTTGTCGGCCGCCTTCTGCGCGACCTCCTCGACAGCGGTGATGATGCCGTCGAGGTCGACGTCGTCCGCGAGCCCGAGAGCGGTGCGGAGGGCCGCCAGTTGCTCGTTCGTGATTTCCACGTCTGAGCCTCCTTCGGTGGTTGCCCCGTCCGCTCCCGCGGCGGGCTTCGACACCTCGGCCGGACGGCCGGGGCGGGATTCGGCGCGCGATGCGAACCGAACGGCTGGGGCCGAGGCGGCGACCTGCTCGGGCTCGCCCTCCTCGGGAGTCACGGTCACCGGCGTGGAGTCGACGTACTCGACCGTCACCTTCACCGGCTCACCGAACGTGACATCGTTGTCCGCCACGGTGAACGGCACCTTCAGCAGCGTGCTGTCGGCATCGTTCTGCACGATGAGCTGCGGCGGGTCGACGAGCATCTCCCGAATCCACAGGTTGTAGTTGGTGGCGGCTGGACCGTTGTAGTACGCCGCGCGCACCTGATCGACGGTCACAGACGCCAGAGCTGTTGAGGCCATAGCCATCTCCTTCTCCTGCGGCGCTTTGGCGTACAGGTCGTACAGGGACTGCAGATCTCCGATTCCCGGTTTCGTCACACCGAGCAGCGCCATGGCGTGGAGGACGAACGGGTGTGTGTGGCCGAGCTGGCACACGTAGTTGTGTTCCCACTCGCCGGAGCGGTCGGGGTAGGCCGACGCGATGACCGACCGTCCTTCGGTGTCGGCGGAAGCGAGCCACGCTGGCACGCCGACGAAGTCGCCGACGAGGGTCTGTCCGTCGTCGGTGGTGGCGAGGTTGTCGACGATCCCGATCGACGGGTCTCCGGGGCCGTCGGAGTGGCCGAACTTAAGGACCGGGCGCCGTACCGCAGGGCAGTCGAGCGCGGCGACCGCGGACGCGAAGTCCTCGGCGGTCGGATGCCATCCGGCGATGTTCGAGATGTCCCAGGTGCCGACCGAGCCGAGCTCGACACGAGGGATGGTCGCGAGGACCGGCGTCGCGGGGACGTCGACCATCAGAACAATGTCCCCTGGTCAGCGCCAACTGTTGCGCGCTGTGCAACAGTTGCCCGGGCGCTCGCGGCCGGCGCGACGGGAGCCAACCCGGGCGTCGGCTGCGCCGGTGGCGTGTCGTCGGCCTTCGCGGGAATGCCGAAGTGCTGGCGCACTTTCTGCTCGACGAGGATGTCGGGTGACAGCAGGCCGGCTTCGACGAGCATCTTCAGCGCCGCGGCGGTGGCGGTCTGGTGGGAGCCGATCTCGTCGAACACCAGCAGCGGAGCCTGCTCGTCGAGTCCGAAGTTGATGTCGACGAGGTCCTCGATCACGTGCGCGTTGCCGATGTCGCGGGTCTGCTCACCGACGGTCTGCACCGACTGGGAGAACGTGTGCTCCTGGACGCTGGCCAGCGCGTACGAGCCGCCCTTGCCTTCGAGGTTGAGGAAGTGGGCGAGACCGGCGATCGCGATCATGTTGTCGTGGTAGGCGATCGCGGCGCCGATATCGATCAGGTTGCCGTTCGGGGCGACGAGCTTCAGGTCTGCGCCGAACGGGAGACCGACGCCCGCGTTGTCGCCGCCGCGATACGCCATCGCCATGTCGGCGAGCTTGTTCACGTCCTCGTCGGACGCGCCGTCGGCGGCCGTCGCGACCGGGATACCCATGCCGGTCCGGCGGATCGCCATCGCCTGGTACCGGATCAGCTCATCCTTGATCAGCCAGTGCTTGAAACTCGGCCGCAGCAGCGAGTTCCCCACCCACATGCCCGGCTCCATGTCGCGGGTGTAGACCACCAGTCGGCTGATCGGGATGGACAGAGGCTTCGGGCCGTAGATCACCTTCGCAGTCGACGCCGGCGCGGCCTGCTCGATCGACATCAGCCCGCCGTCGAGCGCGACGTTCCAGTTCGAGATGGTGCGCTGCGGGCGCGGAGCGAGCTTGCGTAGCCAGAACTTGCCGTTCTCCTCGCGGTACACCTGCTCGAACACACTGTGCCCGTACGGCAGCGCGGTGAGTGCCTGCGGGAGGTGATGCTTCCACGAGAACCGACCCTTCGACCGGCCGTAGTTCAGTTCGTCCTCGGCGCCATCGATCGGCAACCGCATGTTGCGGGCCACGAACTCGACGACCTCGTCCCGGGCGCCGTTCGGCGCGATCCGCCACTGCGCCCGCAGGATCGGCAGCGTGATCGCCGCCAGAAGGGACGACACCCGTGAGTCCTCCCGCAGCATCCGCGAGAACGTCTGCACCGACGCCGGCCACTGCAGGTCAGGGACACGCTCGAACATCTCCCACTGGGAGAAACCCGCCTCGGCCGCCGAGATCTGGCCGTGCACATAGCCCTTCTCACGGATCGCCGGTTTCGGCGGCTTCACCACTGGTTCAGTTGCCACGTGTCACCTCCCTAGAATCCCACTGCCATCAGGTCCAATTCGCCAGTCGCCCTGTTCGTGCTCGTCCGCTGCCCAGTACCGCGCGACGGCGACGCCGGCTTCTTCTTCGCCCGCGTACCGAACGTGATGAGCGCCCACCGCGCCAACGTGATCGCCTTCAACGGCGCCGCCGAATCACCCACCGAGTCGTCCCACACGAAGTCGCCCTTCGGCAGATCCCGTTTCGTCGCATCCGCCACCGCATCCCGCAAGATCTCGACGTCCCCGGCGTGCGACAGCTGCCCCGACGTCGCGTCGTCGAGGAACCCGCCGCACGCCTCCGCGTACTGCGATGCCGACAACAGCTCCGGTTCCACCTCCGCCGCGATCAGCAGCGGCACAGCCGACTTCGCGAGGTCGTGTGAATCCATCACCAGCGCGACCGGATCGGACCGCTCGAGCACCGCCATCACGAACCGGACGACTTCCTGCGCGGTGGCCTGCCGGAAGTACCCCACCTCGACGTGCACCTTGCCGTCGACCCGGTGCTGCGCCGCGGCCAACGCCCACCGATCCCGGGACCGTGTCCGCGACAGCGCCAACGCGATCGGCCCGGTCAGTTTCGGAGTGAGGCACCGCATATCCGACCACTCCTCCAGGTCGACCAGCAGCTCGACATCGTCCTCGGGTTTCGGCCAGTGCCCGCGGTTGAGGAACTCCAGCTCGAAGATGCGTCGCTTCCTCGACGTGTTCGCGTTGCGGGCCTTCGTCCGCAGGAACCGCGGCTTCTGGATCACCCCGTACGACGGGTTGACGAACGCCCACGTGTCGGGGTCGTCGAGTGGCATCCCGTCCTCCGGGGACCACTCGGCGAAGTACAGGTCTTCCTCGCCAGCGAGGCCGCGCCGCCGGATCGCCGCCAGCACGTGGCAATTCGGCATCGTGTCCTCGTCCACCGCGGTGGACAGGTAGATGGTTTGTGCGTTCGCCGCCGCCGTCTGCGTCGGATCAAGCGCACCCGTCTGAGTGTCGGTCAGGTTGTACGCCTCGTCGTAGATCACGAGATCGACCTCGTCGAACCCCTTGCCGAGGTCCGCCGACCGGGTGACGAACGCGCACCGCGCGCCCCGGTCAGTCACGATCAAACCGCGCCCACCCGAGCACACATGCTGCGTCACACGCCGGTTCAGCCACGGACGGGCCTCGATGATCGCCCACACGCGCTTGTACACGTCCTCGGCGGTCGGCCAGCGTTGCGCCGAGTACACAATCCGCTCGCCCTGACGGTCATTCGCCAGGAACAGACCCCACAGAATCCGCAGGATCACCAGCAGCGTCTTGCCGTTCTGACGCGCGATGATCGCCACGCACTCCGGATGCGTCCACAACCCGTCCGGGCGGCGCCGCATCCACGACCGCAGCATCGTCGCCTGCCACGGCATCGCCTTCTTACCGACCCGGCGACCCAGCTCGACCGCCTTCACACCGTCGGTGTCGTCGCCATCCCACTCCGACAACAGCCGCGGTTCCTGCCGGCCTTCCAGCCGAGGCCAGTCCGACAGGTCAGAGCCCGGAGAGGCCGTCTTCGTCGCCGCTGCCACCGGAACCCCCTCCGGGGTTGCCGCCGCGCTGCCGCTCGATCTCCGCGAGCAGCTGACGCAGCGACGTCGTCTGCTGACGCGCCTCCGCGAGAGCGTGATCGACACGCACCTCGATGACCGAGTCCTTCCCAGTCACCAGCTTCGTCCACGTCGACACGTCGCCCGACAGGATCAGATCCAGCTTCGCCAGCCGATCCACCAGCCTGCCGACCTCGCGGATCATCAACCGCAACGCGACGGAGTCACCCTCGCGTGAAAGCTCCTCCACCACATCCGAACCGCGCATATCGAGGGCCAGCGTCAACAGAACCCTCCGATTCCTGCCCGAAACCCCCAGGTCCCCCGCAAAAAAATCCCAC